GAAGATGATTGGCATCAAAAACTCGACGATAGTGTCTGGCGCTGGCCCGTTGATCTTTCCAATCTCTACAACCAGTGCTGACCACAACATCGCGATTTCTCAACATGGTCCACCAGTGGTCCACTGGACTGGTTATCAACATGTCAGCTTCGAGTTTGATGGTTTCCCTAAATGGTGTGGCATGAAATACCTGCCAGTCGTTGGCATAAGGATTTTCCACTGTGATGGGAAAAGGAAATTCACGCACATAATCAAACAGATGTGGTGCTGGATTTTCTGTGCTGTTGGTCAACAAACAAATTTTGGCATCAGGGTGCCAGTACTTGATGGTCTTGGCCAGGGTCACACTGCAATCCACGTAGTCTGTGTACACAGTGTTTGTGGCCACTATCAAGTAGCCGCGCTCTTCAATGGGTTTCAATTATTTTCTCCAGGTGTTGTTTGCCCATGGCATGAAAGTCCTGATTGTTCAGCGTGATCCAGCGAGCACGTTTATCCCGATCTTGATAGTTGATTCGATAACAATCTTCGGCAATTTGTAAAACTTCATGTTCAGGAGTAACGCTGGCCAACTGCCAAGGCATTGACGGCGCTGCCAGCGTCTGCCCATTCACAATATGCAGTGCTATGCTCAAGGCATGATCATTACGATAAGTGTTACTGACATTTCTGTAGACATTTTTGTAATGCTGCCAGTTATTTTTGACCATTTGCATACAGTCAAAAATCAATTCAACATGACGACTCCGACTGAAAATCATCACTGTGGCCCAACTCATTGGCATGCAATACATACCGTAGTGATTTAGCTCTTGAAAATCGTTGACACCGGTCACGTCAAAGGCAGCAGCATGTGCCAAGAATTCTTGACTGCTGTTGATTGCAACTTGCAGCTGGCTGCTAGCCACTACATAGTCAGCATCCAGCACTACAGTTCGATCCCAGGGCGACAGTTGATAAGCATCGGTTCTACTGGCATTGTACCAAGACACTGTGGCTGCATAGTCTTCAAACCAGCGTGTTCCCCCAGCCTGGCCCTGGGCTGCAATCACTTGATCAACGTCGGCAAGTCTAGGATCTGTGGGATCTACGTCTGTGACAATGGCTGTGGGCAAGCCCAGGTGCCTACGAATGTTCTTGGCGTTCCAGGCAGCCATTTTGACGTAGTCAATTTGCTCATTATTGAACGCAAATATCAGTGCACCAGTGGTCATCTATTGTTGTTTAAGGTTTCGTATTCGATCAGCCAGGCCGTCATTTGTTCTTGCCAGCGTTGTTGGCTTTGTGCATATAGCTCCTTGGCATCAACTCGAACAGGATTTTCATACAAATCCAATAACACTGCTTCGGAATTGGGGCAGGCCAGCAACGTTGTCTGCAATTCGGGGCCAGCACGCCACATGCCTCCGCAATAAGCAAACAGCATTCGTGCTTCGTATTTTTCTTTTAGAGTGCGTCGTGCGGCAGCGTGATCAAATCTGGCTCTTGCATGAGCCACAAGTTCTTGAGTTTCCATGGTAATATTGTACAGCAAAAAGAGGTAATAGTCTACCTCTTGTGTGCCAAGTTAGCCAATTAAGCCACCGAAGCGGCGATTGTGGGTGTGCCCCAGGTGTTGGTAAGGAAAGAAGTGCTGGGTGGAAGATAGGTACACAGCGTAGTGGGTGCTGTGGCTGCACCAATTGATGTGGCCGGGCTTGATACCGCAGTGCCACCAGTGATGTTGGCACTGGTTCCTGCTCCTGAGCTACCATCACTGACCCAGGTTGTGACCAAAGTAAGAGTGGTGCTGCCTGCGTTCACAGCAGCAGTGGTTCTGATGTATTCGCCACTGTAAGGTGCTGTGGCGTTGTTGAGTTGGAATATTGTTGTTGCTGCTGCGCCTGCAACCAGACTGTACCAGCCTGTGGTGGTGGCCAATGTGGTTTGAGTTCCGCCAGTGCCACCAATTCTAGTGGTTCCTGTATAACTGGTGCCAGCAATGGTTTGAGCGGCACTGTTTACTCTTCCGCTGACATACAGGCTTCCGCACTGTCCAGCAAATGTGTTCCAATCTGGATCTGTGTCAGTTCCAGTTGAGGATTTTCCGTACTGTAAACGCACTAGTCCACCAGCGTTCCAGAAATATCTAGCAGAGTTTGCATCAGCAAAAGTTATGGTGTGTGTAAACGTAATAGTCCAAGCTGCTTGGCCCGAGCCAGTGGCTGTGGTCTTTGAAGTGGTTCCAGTGAATACGCCGTATTCAGTACCAACAGCCGCAGCGTTGCCTCGGTTTGTGGTCACACTGGTGATATCAGTGGCCACGTTGGCCAAAATACTGATGGTGTTGCCAGCAACTGGTGCTGTGCGCGATGTTAATGTGGTGTTGGTTTGACTTCCGGAGCTGGCCAAGTTGTTGACTAATGTGGCCCATTGTGTTGCTGTAACAGTACCGCCTGCAGACGCTGTGGCAATATTGGTCTGTCCCCAGCCTGCATCACCCGATCCTGTACTCCACACTCGGTTTAGGCCTGCTGTGGTATTACCTACAAAGGTGTTATAGTCTGTGGCTTCTATTAAACCGCCCGATGAATAAGTCATTTCTGTTCCTGTTTAATTTTTAATGGTAACAATTGCTTCAATTGTACCTGATTCCTGGGTGGGTTTGTCAACCAGACTACGCCCAATTACGTTGAATGCAGTTGCTTCCCCAGGAAGCGCAGCACGAGCAATACCATTTCCAGCAGATACTAGTCTATCGCCTTTGTTGACACACCCAATGACTTTGACCGGAACACGACCAGTCATGGCCACCGGAGGATGCGTATCATCATCCCCGGCGCCGCCGTTCATTAGATAAGCTGCACGAGTACTTATGACTCCAAATACGTTTTCGCTAAGTTCATCGCGACTTCTTGTAATCTCTTTGACGCCGCCTAGCTCAACCACAGTACCAGCTTCTAGTACTTCGTCGGCAGCAAAACGTTCTGCAACGTCGGCGTAAAGAGCTGTAGTGGCTGTGGCAAACACACGGTTAAAGTAGTTGCTTACGCTACCGATGTTACCAGTAGCGTTAGGTCCAGATTTTGCAATGCTTGCAACGTTGGCCACATTTGCATAAAGTGTTGTACTGTCAATCACAACCACGTTGGCAACACTGTTTACACCAATAGTGACATTACCATCTGATGCGGCAATTCTCACATTTGAGTTACCGTTCTGAATTTGTGCCACACTAACTGCTGCGCTCAAGCCAGTGAGCTGACTTCCGTTACCCAAGAAAAAGCTACCGCTGATGTTGGCAGCACTGGTAATTGTGCCCGTGGCGCTTATTAATCCACCGGTTAGGATGTTGCCGCCAGTGATGTTGGCAGCCGATGTAATTGTTGATGTAGCCGAAATCAATCCAGCAGTTAGGATGTTGCCGCCAGTGATGTTGCCGGTCGCTGTGACTACGCCTGCGGTTCGTATATTTCCGCCAGTGATGTTACCTGTGGCACTGACACTGCCGCCAGTCAACAAATTACCACCAGTGACATTGCCTGTTGTACTGACGTTACTGCCAGCTGGAGAGATCACGTTACCAATGAAGTTTGCGCCCGTAATGTTGCCTGTGGCTGATATTTGTCCGGCTGTTAGAATGTTGCCACCAGCGATGTTGCCACTGACTGTTGTGTATCCAGTTATATTAGCACCAGTAGTGGTGATTGTAGCTGTGGTGTTGCCCCCTGAAGTAATTACTATATTTCCCAAACTGACAAGATTGCCTGCCATGTTGGTACCGGTAGAATTGCTAAATGTCACACCTTTAAAAACTGTAGGGAACAAGGTTGAAACAGGGGCAGCCGCTGTAAAATCAGCATCACTACTGAAAATGGCCACTCGCACGCTGTTGGAATAAAGTGTAGTAACGTAATGCGGTGTAGCTGTGTTGTCAAGAATGGTTTCTGGAATAGCACCAGTTGTACCTTGACTACTAGAGTAAGCTGGGCCCACGACAATGAAAGTACTGCCAGTGTAGACCTTTAGTTGTTGGTTTGTGGTGTCGTACCAGAGATCACCAGTGACATTGGATGTTGGGGTAGATGCGCTGGCTGTGGCTGCTGAAATTACTTTGAATGTTGTACCGTTGTAGACCTTGAGCAAGCCGTTAGTCTTATCCCACCAGAGTTGACCGGTCAAAGGCGCAGGTGGTGCAGTAGTATTTGAAAAATTTTCCAGCATCTGGATAAAGTTTTCGTCTAAGAATTCACCATAACCAGCATAGTTTTTTCCCACCAAAGTCACACTACTGCTTTGGTTATAAGTACCATCCGATATAGTAGCAAAAACTGTGCCGTCTGTAAGATTAATTGTATATGCCATGTCAGCTCTCTGTTCCTATATTTATACAGCGTTTATGTTGCTCAGTGTCTGGATTCGCAGCGTGTAATCAATTTGAATTTGACGATTCAAGCTCTTTTGCACCGGGTGAAAAATCACATGGGTGATCAGGCGCAAATCTTCAGTAGAACCGTTCCAGGTCTTGAGTCCTAGTTCGTCAAATACGTATTCGCCGTTGAAATTGGTTGAATTGTCAAACGCCTGTTGACCGCTTGGTTCGCCGTAATCCAGCAAACAAGTTACCAAAATGTCAGTGTAAACATTTCCAGCCGTGTGCAGCACAGTCATCTTGTTATTTTCTGGATCTGTGTCGGCTGCTGAGTTGTCATCAACTACTTTTTGATATGTTTGATTGTACAGCGAAGCACTCTGACCTGTGGTATTTGGCGGAAGATATGTGATCACACCGGTGGGATCAACTGAACTGCCCCCGTTGCCAAATGCCATTTGATAGATATAGCCTAGATTGCGATTTGACAAACTTTGAGCCAATGCTACGCTGATGTTTTCATAGTGAATAGCATTGTGATCGTTGTAGAATATTTCACCGCTGTTTGGATCATAAATCTTCACGTGCCCGGTGATTTTTGCTAGTCCTGGTTCAATCATGCTCGTCCCTCCACATAGACTTTTTGTGTTTTGGGGTCAAACACCTTGAAATAACCCTGAACATTCACTGTGCCAGTTTCGTTGGGCCGGCGAGGTTTTTCCTCTTTTTTCGTTTCAACCTGTTGATTTTGCTGTGTATTTGACATGGTCTTTTATTTACCTTGTTATAAACCACGCAAGAACCTTGCAGCTTGCGTTTCGGTATCTTGCAAGGCAATTCCGTTGCTGGCAGTACCATCGCCTGGCGCATACCAAGTCACGCCCTGACGTACCAAAATAGTGACTTCGACGCCTGCAGCAGGGGCTATGTCAAACTCCACTGCTAGAGGATCAAAATCGGTTACAAACCAACGATACTGGCTGTCGGCACTGGTGTCGCTGACAGCATACTGTCGTGCTCCGCCCACATAAACTTCAATGGCTGTGGACTCAATTGTAGAATCTTCAAAATCAGCAAAATTTATACTGGGCGCATAGAATACAGTGGTGCTGTCGTCGCCCATGCTGCTGTCGCTGACAATGTAATCTTGGAATTGCTGGGGCAATAAATTGCCGCGGCCCATGTCACTCACACTGCTACCTGCGCTGTGGTCAGCTGCACCGGTGCCTGCAGTACCGCGCATGAGTCCTGATACTGTGTTTGCTACAGTGTCTCTCTCACGATACATAATGCGCTCACCGTTGATGGTGATGACTCCAAAAATTCCTGCTTCTAAGTCGGGGTCGCTCAAAGTCCAAGCATTGTCAACATAAGCAATGTCTGCTGTGCTAGACAAGTCTTGTGCCAACGCTGTGGTTGTTTCTGGAGTTATTCTATACACTGCTTGCACGCCGCGCATGTCTTGGAAGATGCGGAAAGCCATTGCTTCAGGAACAATGCTGTTGGTAAATTCTTCCACAACCAAAACATCACTCACACCAATAACACCGCTGGCCAAGATCAAATAGTCACCACTCACTGTGTAATCTGTACCTTCAAACAATCTATAGCCGTTGAGTGTGACCCATAATCTGCTGGCGTTGTTTGAGCTTCTTTCAAGATAGAAATTGTTGGTGTAGACTGTGTTTCCAGCTGAGTAATCAAACGACCCCGGAGCATTGTTTACTGTGTCGGGAGAGTAGTCTGTTTCATCATATCCTTCAGTCACAGTCACTGTTTCAGTGATGGGTCCTTTGAATACCAGAGTCAACGGATAAAGCTGCGAGGTATCATTCCATGTGGTCACTGCAAACAAATCGTTTAGCACAACCGAACTTGATATTTGCAATTCATTGGCAATGATTCGATAATCAGCTGCTGTGCTCACAGCAATCAAAATTCTAGCACCGCTGACTGGGGGTGTCGTAAACACCACTTGACGGCCTGGCGTATTACTGCCGGCCCATGGTGTCACAATGTAGGTTCCCGTGGTAGGTCCCACGGTTTGAGGTTGTAGAACATTGTCTACCCAAACAGTTATGTCAGTGACTGCGTTTATTAAAGACTGACTATATCCTCCACGCTGTGGCAAACCAAAACTCACACTGGAATCATCGCCAATCCATTCAATACCTTCAGGCGGTTGCAGTCTTAGGCCATTGCGAGTTACCACAGCATTGACTGAATTTGTTCCTTGCAAGCTGTTGGTCAAGTATATGACTTTGTTGGTCACCAAACTTGCGTCAGCCACCTGATATTGTACTTGTGGGGTACTCCAGCTGTAGTTGGTGGTCGCTGTACCCGTACCAGACCCAACACCGGTAGCCACAAAAGATGTGCCCACTGTGCTTGACGCTGCACCAATAGCTGTCCAGTTAGTAGTACCCACAGTGCTTATGGTGTATGATCTGCCAATTATAAAATTGCCAGCATCAATTGTGGAGGCTCCAAATACCACTAAAGCAATTCCGTCTGTGGCGCCATAGTCGGTACCAAAATCCACAATGCTTTCAATGGTGGGAACGAATTCAAACCAGTACAACACATTGGCAATGTCTATGCCTGCTGGGACGTCTTGTAGTGCGCGGTAATAGTTTCCGCCGTTGTTGACCACGTCCAGTTTGGTGTAGCTGTCAAGAATATTCCAATCAGTGCTGGCAGTATATGGTTGCCAAGTCACGCTGTCTACATTTTCACCATTGACAAATACTGCAATACTGTCTATTTCTGAAGCGCCAACTGGAACCACCACAGTTTCGCCAATGTCTCCACCAATGTAGTTGGCACGATACAATTGACTGCCGCCCCCAAGTTCAAACACATTGATTTGGAACCGATCACCAGCCGTGACCCAGGGAGCCATTTCTATCAACGAAACAGTTTGATTTACCCAGTTAATGGTGTAGTTGACATCCAGTGCTAGATCAGTGTTAGTGGTAATATTGCTTACCAGAACTTGAACTGGATGCTGTGTGATCCCTGCCCAGCTGTAGTTGGTTTCAATCAAGGGATCAAACATGTAACGAATACTGCTCCACTGGAATCCGTGACCGTCACGTGCCCAATCAGCACCTGGGCGTGTGTACACGCGGAAATCAAGTGTGTCAAACTCTGCTCCATTGACCAGTTCTTCGGGGGCATGCCCCTCGTATAGGCCAATAAATTCACCTCCATCTACGTTGATGTCTGTGGGCAGTGTGCCCAGTGTAACATCTGTAAATTCGCTAGAGTAGTTGGTGTCTATTGCGGCGGGATTGTTCAAGAAGTAGTCGCCGTAAACCTGCACGCCAGGATAGTCTACTCCGTCAATCAACAATGGCAATTCAAGTCCAGGTTGGTTGACTCCAGGCACATAGTAACCCATGGTACGATCAACGCCACTTAGTTGTCGTGCCGGTATCAAGGTCCAATCTTCAAGATTGAATGTAGGACCAGTGACTGGCGTTGCCGAAGTGGCTTGCCACACACGATCTTCGTAACGTACCAGGGTACCTGGATTGTAAATTTGATTTGGTTCCCAAGCTGCTATGTCTGAAAAATACTGGAAACGATCATACTTGATCACTGTGCGGAAACTGCGCACCAGGTTGTTGTTCATTACAGCATACGCCCGGGCAGCAACACCGTTTCCGCCATCAAATGTTATTGTTGGAGTTTGGCTATAACCTGATCCTGGATTGGTGACATTTATAGCAACCACCTGCCCAACGCTGTTGATCACTGCTGTGGCTTCAGCTGGTTCTATTGCATCTCCGTTGATTATCACCACTGGAGGTTGTGTGTATCCCGAGCCGCCATCGATAATTTGCACACTTTCCAACGACAACAAATAGTTGCTGTACCACTGATTGTAAGGCCAGGTGGACCACAATGCGCTGGTTGCTGGTACGTCACTTTCGATGTTGGTGCTAGAATTAAATGCTGTTCCTTGATCGTATGGCAACAACACAGGACTAGTAAACTTGGGTATTTCCAGTGATGTATTGTAGTAGGCCGGCAAATCAAAGTCAGTTATATCACCAAAGAATTCATCAAAACCGTTGTACAGCAAGTTGAATTCTCTAATGGTCACGTGATATGGCTTGACTTCTTGAATGTAGTCGCTTACAAATTCTTGGTTGTCTCGCACGTAGTTTTGATACGGTATCAATTGACGAATTCTATGATCAACATCAATTAACGATGTCTTGACCAACCACTCTGGCGCAGAGAACTCACTCAACACAAAGTTAAACATCAATACCAACAGCTTGTTGCGCTGTATTTCCAAGTCTCCAACAAACAGTTCTTCGTTGATGGCTTGAATAATCTTTCTTGTTTCTATCACAGGCTCTTGATCAAAATACTGTGCATCAAATACTTCTACGTCAAATCCAAATCTGCCCAGGGCATAATCCCATAGTTCTGCGCTGAATTCAATGGTGCCATCTTGCAACCCAACTCTTTCCCAACCCAGGTCAGTTCTTAGATAGATTTCAAATTTTCCTTGAGCGTTGGCTGTGACTTTTACACTGCTGCCAACTGTGACAGTCAGTGTGCTCAAAGATGCATAATTGGGGACCTCGGCAACAACCTTAGTGCTAGAATTGTATCCGGGACGATACCAATTGATATAGCTCCAATAGTCTGGTGTGTTGTACCCTTGTACTTTGGTGAGAACCAGTTCTCTAGTGTTGGGCGTAGTGTCGCTTTCTTGAACAGTGTAAATGGTCCATAGTCCGCGTTGACTGCTGTCAGTGGTCACAAGGTACTTGTAACCCAATGGTATTGATCCCAAGGGATCACTCCAGAACGGTGTTTGGAATCCCAATATTTCTAAGTTGGCAACCTGAAGGTTCCAATTGGTAACGGTGACAGCATTGACAATTTCAGTCTGTGGAGGGATTGGTTCGCTGCTGTTCAGCAGGGTAAACGATTTGCTCTCAGTAATTGGATATTGTGCCAACACTGAATTTGCACGCTTTAGGTAATTTTTCAACGCGGCAAAACGATCCACAAACATCGATTGACGTGGACGGAATTGCACGCCATAACGTTCGGCAGGCCCCAGGTTGGGATCAGGTACTTTGTTACCAAAGGTGTCTACCCCACAGAAACTGTCTTGAAGTTTGCGATATAAACTAGCACTCAAGAAACCATCGGCACGGTCCTGCGGAATTAATTCATACTCAACGTGCACATTGTCGTTGGTAAATTCACGATCATATTCAATGCTGATCACTGTGTCGCTGGCTGAAATAAAATCAGCACAGTTGTACAATGCAATTGTGCTGGCATTTATAGGCGCCATGTAGGGAATGCCACTGGCTTTGGCATCAGCAATGTAAGATGCCACAGTGCTGGCTGGTAATGTTTTGCCCAACTGTGTGGCTGTGACCGTGATGCCACGTACCCAGAAATAGTAGTAGGTAGCAAATGTGCCATCTTGTGAAAGATTGGTGTTAACTGTGTAAGAAACAGTATTCAGTGGTATTCCTTCGCCTGTGTAAGATGATGGCGGTGTTGTGCTTTGTACCCACTGATAAACATCTACTTCACTGCCCGGGAACAACTGTGCCCAGCGTCGGCTGGCGTACACTATGCTGTCTTGATTGGGGTCAATGAATCTAACTGAACTGATGTCCCACCAAATTTCTCCTACATGATCAGCAAACCATGTGCTACCTTTGAGGTTTGCAGGTCCCACATTGTAGGCCGCAGGGTCCACTGCGCCCACGTAATCAATGTTGGCTCGGGCGGCGCCCAATATTTTTCCTTGCAATGGGTTTATAAAATCCAAGAATTCAGTTCGTGCACTGGTGATTCTGTCAAAGAAGAACGCTGAGTTCAGCAGTCTAATATCTACCGTGGGCTGTTGAATTTCTACCACGCTCCAGGCGGGTGCTTGAGTTGGGTTTTCAAACACAAACACAGCTCCAAAGTTTGCATCACTGTCGCCGGCATCATTTTTTGGTGCGCCGGCCATCAACACACCCGAGGTATAATCAACAGCAGCACCAAACCTATCATACTGCCCCACAAGATTGTTGTTGATTTGTTGGCCAAACACAAACTTTCCAGGATTGGTTATAGTTAGCGAACTGCTGGGCAAATAATCAAATGTGTAAATTGCACCACTCTGCACAATTACCGAGAAGAATATTGTGCTGCCGGCATCAAACACTGTGGTACCATCATCGAATACTGTTTCAAGATAGATTGTGCCTTGAGGTGCGCCTACCACTAAGTTTTCAGCTGAATCATTTATGCTGATTGCGCTGCCAAATCCTGCGTATTGTACAGGGTATGGGCTGGTAATGGTTTGTGTCCAAGCAAACGTTTCAAATCCAAAATCAGCAAATGTGGTACCTACAGTGCCCGGTGCCACTTGCACCTTGTTGAAAGGGGGTGCTGCTGCCGAATTCTTGACGCTGATTGTGAGATATCCGGTGGTGCTGACTGTGGCCAACACATTCGGCACCGCGGTGTTGATTGCTGTGGCCAGACTAGCCACCGTTTCTGCCACAGGAACCTCAACATCTATGTTGTCGATTCTAATTGTGTCTCCAGCAGTCAATCCTGGATTGGCCACCGTGGCTGTGATAGTGCCATATACTCTGCTTTGATTTACAAAACGTTCAACAACACCACCTTTGAATATTTGTTGGCTGCTTTGTGGTTCGCCCACATACAGACTGCAATTGTTACTGCAAATTTGTACTGCTTGACCAAAGTTACTAAAGTCAGCTGTCACATGTTGGTCAACTTGTTGCACCTGCTGAAATTGATTGGTTTCAATTTCAATTATGTCACCAATTTGCAGATCGCCCAATATGGTAACAATGTCACCAGATACAGTAAACGAGTTGGGAGCATCGATCACACTGTTGTCTTGGTTAATGAAAAATTCATTGTTAACCAATACACTGACTGGTGCTGTAGGCGTTCCGCCCAGCACTGTGAAGCTCACGCTGGAAGGATCTGATCCGTATATGAACTTTTGTACATTGCGATCAAATACATAGACTGTGCCTGCTTGTGTTTCGCCATCAATGGTACGGTCTGGGGTTCCAATCATGACCTGACGGCCGTCTGTGGTACATGACACTGAGTGTCCAAATCTGTCACCGGCAGTTAGGCCGCCAGTGACCATGCTGGAATCAATTGTATCTACGTATTCAAAGTATCCTTTGGCGCTGACCACAACAACGTCAGTTGAAATGTAAGATCCAGCAAAGGTCACTGTGGTACCCGAGAACGTGTAATCAATATTGGGACGCAGCAGTGACTCGTTGACCTTGATACTGAAAGAGTAAATGTTTGTAGCGGTGAATAATCCAACTCTGCGACCACTAGCATCAATGTCATTGTCAAGATCATATGTTGATGCAGTATAAGGAATTTGGAAACTGTTGTAACGTGCAAATTCAATCAAGGTCAATGCAAGTGCGGTGCCAGTGCCAGATCCCGTTCCAGTGGCAATAAATTCAACCCCAACTTTGTTGGCGCTGGCGCCTATAGCTACAAAATCTGTGTTGCCCAGGCTCAAGATGGTATAGGTTTGTCCAGGGACAAAACTTCCAGCTGTGGCTACACCAGGAGTGTTTGCAAAAGTAACAATGTTGAAATTGTTGTCGATGGTATAATCCACATCAACCGTTTGTATTTGACCGTTGAGAGTTACTTTGAGTTGATACTTGTTGTTGATCTGTATGCTGTCAGCAATGGCATATGATAGAGTAGTGCCGTCGGCCAAGATTCTTATCAACTGATCTTGCCAGTCAACGTAACCATAAGCATGAACCTGATTCAATCCTGGGGCGCCAATGTACATCCAACGTTCGTCTAGACTCATGGCTACACTGTAGCCAAATTCTCCTGCACCAGTCAACAGTGTTCCGTAGCCTGCGGGTTGAGTCAGCAATTGGGATTGTCCATAAGGAATAGATCCAGGAACACCCAACACCGGATCACGATAAATCACAACCGCATAACCGTTGTCAGCTTGTCCTGCTGAACCCAGGCTGGCGCTGGCACCGGCCACAGCATAGGTTTGATTGCCAAAGTCTATGGCATTGCCGTATCCGCGAAGGCCGGTCGTATCTAAGGTGAGTATGGCATCACCAATGGCCAACGGACTTACTGGAGTGTATTGATCAGTGAAACTCTTGACATAAACATAGATGGCTCCCCGGGCAGTGCCGCTGGCAAAACCATAACGTGGGCTACCAACCAAGGCAGCCACTTTGTTTCTAGCCTGTGCTACGCTGGCCCCGTATTGTTCACTGGCATCAAGCAGCACTGGGTTCAGGGCAACAATGCTTGAAAATACATTGTTTTTCTGGAGCACTTCCCATAGGCCGGCACCGTTGTCATCTACCCAAACTTTGGCGCCTGGCAAAATATTCAATGCATATGACAGGTCACCCACATCGCTGGCCTGTGCTACCCGCATGGTTTGCAAGGTAAATCCTAGACCTGTGCCATTGGCCACTGCACGATTGCTTGTGAAAGTAAATGCAATGTTCACTGTGTCAAGCGACGGAACGCTGAGTACCTGATAGACTCCGTTGATCTCACTGTCAAAGAACTTGATAATCAGTTTGTCACCAGCTTTTAACCCGTGCTGACTGTTGAAAATTACTCGGCTGGTTCCATTTAAATTGTCACAAACATGCTGTAACTGTCCAGGCACTGCTTGGGCACGATAAATGTTCCAATCGTAATCGTTGATCTTGGCCACCCAAATACTGGTTCCTACTTCAATTTGATCTATGTTGGCCGCAAGACTGTCTGTGTTGTTGATATCAAACACTGTGATATCAGTGTCATCCAAACTCACGTATCCAGCTGTTGGTAATCCTATATCGGTAGGCAGTTCAGTAGTGGTAGGCAGAATGTTGGTGCTGGTGAGATTGTAGCTAGAGCGCCACACATCAGACAACAGCACTGTTTGGTCGGCTTGGCTTGATTGCTGGGGCACAACTACTTCTACCAAGCTGGGATTGCTGCTCAACAATGCACGATTTAATCTCAATTCAAAGAAACTACGGTTGGCATTGGCACCGTAGACTGCTCGTTGAACTCCCCAATTTTCATAGATTGTGTAATCAGCTGCTTCTTTACCAAGGTTAGCCGATTTGAATAATTCTGCTGCCAGTATGGTACCTTTGGTACCCAAGAACTGACGATACACATTGACCTGGCTGACATCATCAAGATTCAATGCGGCTAGATATTGGCGTGGCTTGAAACCAATCAATCCATAACTCAATAGATCGTTGTCACTTTCAATATTGGCATCATTGATATTGTAGCTGTTGGCCAGTTGATCAGCTTTGTTAGCAAGGTTAGGTAACAGTCCCAACTCAATTTGGGTATAATCACTCTGAGCCCAGTCATTGAAATTGAACTTTGCGCTGGGTTGCACAATCTTGAGTGCTGACCAATAAACATTCTTGTATTTGACAATCTCGCCCTTGGGATAAGTCTTAAGTCCAGTCCACTCTTGAACATTGTCCTGATTCAAAATAAATCCTGGCGTGTCTACGCTGCCATTCCAGTCACTGGTGGTCACAGCCACCAGTGTCAGTCTGCTTTGTCTTGCACCAGTAATTGGGTCATATATGAGGTCGCCGAACACGCTTTGATTGTCCAACACCATCATGTGTTCAAAATTGGTAAATCTTAAATTGATATAGCTGATGCTTTGTGTGGACAGTGGTTGTATAGTAAAAGTGTTGTCCAGACGAACCACATTCAAAGAGCGTGTGGGAATTTCGTTTGAGTTTTGATCCAACAATAGATTTTCGGTGGTTTCGGTCACAATACCATCTACCACTGCACCAGGGCGGGTTACAGTCAATCCTTCGGCCAAGGGATTCAAATTGATAATGGCATTTGCGCTCCAACCCTGTTGACTCCAGTACAAAAATTCATTTACCATTCTTGGCCAGTTGAGCTCATAGCCATTGACCATGTTGTCAAATGTCAATCCTTGTTTTTCCAACAACTTTCCGTAACTCAGCAAAAAATCACTCACAGCAGTTTCGTTTACAAACACATATCCGTAAGGAACTTGCACCACAGTATCAGTGTAGAAAGTTGGTACACGCACCGTGATACCACCTGAACTGTATTCCTGTAGTCGACCCACTGCTTGACTTTGTAGTATTTCAAAATACGGCTGCGATGTTCCATATCCAAACACAGCAAATCCGCCGCCCTCGACTCTTTGCACTGCCACACTGCTGTATCGGATTTGATCAAACGGCTGATTTTTATACAACAAAATGTTGTAGCTTTCGTCTGGAATGGTCAGTGTTGTGTTGGTGCTGTTGGGACTGGACTTTTCAGTGATCAACTTGATGTACTGCTTATCTGAATAGCTGGCCATGCGGTAGCACAATCTCACGTCCAGGGCCTTGAGATCTGCGGTCAACAAGTCAGTTGAATCAATTCCAGTTTGTCTATTATAGTCCACGATCCAGTTGATGTAACTGGCTTTGCTGACACCGTTGCCGTAGACTTCAACACCGTTGGCATCCAATCTATAGCGACCATTGTAGAGATATTGATTGTAGTCAGTGTCAAACTTGTACAAGTCTCTGTCAGCAAAAAGTGCAAAGAATTTTGCCGGGCGTGTAACTGCCAACACATGCATTACCGAGAATGGATATGAACTTGAATTCCACCACGATGCTTCAACTGGGCCGCCATCGCCGATTGCCCAGCTCTTTTGGTATTTAGATGTGATGTTTTGATTGAATGGTACCACGCCTACAACTGAGTTGAGCGGGCTCAATAATTCACCTTCCGGACCAGTGGGAATCACCGATGTAAGACCAGGACGAGCATATTCTGGACGAATGTAAGGCGCAACGGGGTCGGCAACCAAGCCTGCTGCTAGGTCATCCCACAACACCAAGTTATCCCCAGTATATGGCGCAGGTCCATAACGATCTTGCCACCAGTCGGGTTCAATTGTGAAACCCAGCATCTCCCAAGGAGTATAGCTTGGCTGCTGTGTGTCGTAGAAATAACGGTAAATTCCACGCCAGGCGCCCAACAAGTTTTCGTTGTTGAGTCGGTTGGTGGTATTGCTGTAGTTCCATGTAAACTCGTTGGTCGCACTGAACGTCTGAGTTTTGTAATCCAATTTGTTCCAACCGCAGAAACTCAACAGATCAGAACCAAAAATTGAGTTCACTTCTTCAAAGCTGTAACCGGTATTACGGAATTGACCCGGCAATACATCTTCCACTGTGAGAGGAACAGGATTGCCATCTTGCTTGATGTTGTTGTAAATTCTGGTTTCAAATTCCAACAGCACTTGATCGCGAATGTCACCAAACACCAGCGTTGAGCTTCCGTCATGCCCAATTATGAATTCACCTGTGCCATTGCTGGTCACAAGCGTGGTAATCTCTGGCTCCCAGGCTGGGTACAAACCCATTTTGCTAGGAGTGTTGGGCACAAAGCTTCCGTAAGTGGCGCCGTACTCGTTGATGGTAACTGTGTCGCCAGTAGCAAGAGTTGTGGTAATTGTGATTCTAGGACCGTTTGTGGCCACCACATAATCTTTGTCACGAGTTAGAATTTGATCGTTTAGATACACACACAGTCCCAGATAGTTGGAAGATGTATAATTGTAAACTTGTACAGTGTCAAAAACATAGTTGACGACCAGACCAACATTGTAGGTATTGCTATAAGAAGTTACCCCTTGAGGAATCATGTCGCTCCAGTAGAAGGGCTGAGTGTTTAACTTGCCCAAGGTAATATCTTGTATGGCTTCGTCTAAAATACTGGCTGTGGTTCTAAACGCAATGTTGTTTTGATTCAGCACTGCATCCAACATCTGCGCTTTGAATTTGGTATATTCGCGACTGCTGTACTGCAATGACGCAAAAATGTTATAGGCAGAACTGCGCATAAAGTAGCCAGCCAAAGTCAGCGGGCTACTTTGTTGAAGTATCACCAAACCGTATGGAACAATGTTTCCAAGATCACGACTGTTGTTGGATCCGTTGACGGGCCCAGTTAACGCCAATAAGTTTTCGCAAATGCTCTCGTAGTGAGTCCGGATTGTGCCCAATGTAAACGATGAGCTGTTGGCATTGAGCGGATTATTTTCTAAATTGTTTGGTACTTGATAAAAACCCACCTTGCTGGTCTGATCACTTAGTGCCAAAATTTCAATTACATCTGTGGGCAGATATGTGTTGCTCAAGGTAATGGTTGTGCTGTCATCGCTGGCGATATAGGTATATTGACTTGGTTCAATAAATTGGCCGCCAACATAGGCCTTGATCACTGGCATTGCAATAGATGATTGCGGTGTCACTGCAATGTCAAGTTGAAGTTTGTTGCCAGTATAGTTGAACTGAAATTGTTGATAAATTTGTTGCTCAACTACTGCGGTTTGCCAGCCAATCAACTTGGCGTATTCAGTTCTTGTTGCGTATTCTCTGGCCGAACCTGAGCTAATTGGAGTAACTGTACTGACATTGTCTATGGTGTAAGTGAAACTGTCAACATACAAATTGTTGTCAAAAACAATGTCTCCCACGTTGTTGATATTCAGATATTGCAAAGGGAATTGCAACACTGGATCAAGAATAGTGGTATTGCCCACAGCATAACTAAACAATTTTGAACCCACAAAGTCGCTGGATTGATATTTGACTCTGTCACCAAAACTTACACCGTCCACATCATAGATATTGAACAACGGTGCTTGTTGAACCTTGGTTTTCTGTTGCGCTTCAATCCAGTTGGAACCATCATACCAAAATGTTTTTCCAGAGATTGAATTGCCATTCAAACACACAGTTGATTCATCTAATTCAACTGCACCATCAGTAGCTTCTGTCAACACAATCACTGGTTGGGCAATCAAGGGGGGAACTGTGTCCGGAATGGCAAAAGTCACCACGTATATCTTGTTGCGCACAGACAAATCTTCGTCGGCAGCAAATATAACCCTTGACCCTTCGACCAAGGCGTAACCGTCTGTGGTGTATCCAGTAGATCCTTCCACATTTGAAAAAGCATCGGTTTGTGTAAAGTCAATTATGTCAACTGGGGCCTTGCCTTGTGTGCCCATGTTCCACAAGCGTACTCCGGGGCGGAACTGAATAATTGGACGCTTGGCACGAAGATTATTATCAAGATTGGCAGCAGTATTGTTGTATTCTGCTGTGGCATTCAAAACACTGACATGGAACCAACGATTGCTTCTAGTCCATGCATTTAAATCTCGGCTTGCTCGACTGATTGTTAAGTAATCAGGATCTGCGGGCTCTACTGCAATGGTACTATCGTTGTAGTCTTCAACATAGGTTTCAGGCACAACAAAATCTGTTACTGGCAGTAGCTCTATTGCAGTTCCAACACCACTCACATAGTACTCGTGATTGCTGATGGCAATGGAGTTCATGGTACCTGTGCCATTTTGCAAGGTCACTGCTGGACCGCCAGGGACTGCGCTAACTGTGAACTTGATACCGCTGGCTGCAATTGATCTTACATAATATGTTGTGCCAGCGTCAAGTCCCCCAAGTGTGGGAGTTAAAAACACCACCTGCTGACCCACATATAAACTGCCAGCATCATAATATGTGATGTAGTTTGTATTGGCTTCAGTGGCAGTGCATTCAAAGCTTGAGGTGCCTGACTTGTAACTAGTGGGTACCACATCCCCAGTGAATCTCACCTTGAGTCCGTTGGTAAACGCCACGCCGTTGGGGCTGGTATAAGTTTTTTTACCGATTATGGTGTCAACGTCCAGTACACTGCTGGCGCTGGGTTCGATCAGAACAATGCGACCAAAAATTTCCGAATTTGTGCCAGACTGGTAGTACAGTGTATCTTGTACTGCGCTCAACAGCGGAATACTGCGAATAACCCCAGCAGGATCTTTGTACCATTGTGTGTTGCTGTAAACTGTTCCGTAACTGGTGGTCCACTTTTCTAAATTATTGATATTGGCCAGCAATGACACTTGCAAATAAATTGCATCACCAACAGTGTTGTAGGTGATTTGATATTTTTGTGTGTAAGCAGGGTTGTTGAGAAAAATCAGTGTACGATTATCTAAGTTGGTTGTGCCATCAATGCCACCGTTGGCAAGAATAAAATCAACCAAAGGTTGTCCGTTGATATCATCAAAACTTAATTCAGTTACTAGGTCGATTGTGCCAATACTGTCAAGAGAAGTGTAGTAAAAACTCTGTGCATTCTTCTGCGGCACATTGAATACCACAGTGCCAGATGTTTCACCATTGTTGGTTACTCCATACACATCTCGGCTGCTGATATTTGGAGTGGCTGGGATTGTACCGGCGATACCAGGTGCGCTTTGGATCCAGAATTGATCAGTTACCTGGAATGTGTAGCTGCCGCCTCGCACCAATTCAATCACAGGGCTGTTGCCATTGACGCCTGAAAAATTATAAACATTGTTGCTAGTGGTTACCACAAAGTTATCAGTGGTTGGAATCCCAGTGGCACTGACATCTACTGCGTCGGGCCCATTGGGTACCCAATAGTACTGGCTGAAGTTTATGAATGTGTCAAAATCAATAAACGGATCCCAGGTGTAATATTCGCTGGAATACAGCCTGTCGGGACGATTACCGTTGCCACCTTGAAAAGTCACAGCATCATTGAGTCCTGGATAGGTAATGGCATTTTTAATTGTGTTGGTGTCTGGTACAAGACTGACAACCCCGGGTTCAAGTTGATAGTTACTTCTTGTGACTGTGGGTTCTACCACGTATCGGTCATTAGGGTTGACGCCAGGCCCCACTCGTCGACCAATAAAGCCCTGTGTTTTTCTAAATTTAGGCTCTTGTATCAGTTGATCAAGTGTTGCTGCCAAAAATTGTTTGTTGGCATCAGTCTGAAAAATCTCAGGAAGAAAATCTACGCTGCGGACTGTTGCCATTAAATTACTCCACTACCGGGTGCAGTACGCAAGTTGGTACTGGTCAATGCTTCAATCACTTCAATGTTGTTTATAGTAGCACCGTTGACAAATATCTCATTGGGTGCTGAACGTATTTCATACAAATCACCAAAGTATTTCTGACTGTTCAGTGGTACCAATACCACTGAACTGATAATAGTTCCAAGCTCTCTATGCAAATATGCAGCAAGTTCTGAAAAATAGAATGTGTCTCCAAAATTCCATTTGTCAATGCTGAAATAAGTGTTCATGGCAGCTACCACACTGCTCTTGATTTCACTGGTGCTGGCAGTAGAACCTTGTGCACGAATCACCTTGATCGTGGCACGCAATTCTTGTGAGGCTTTTTCACCAAACAGTGGTTTGAATACAACTGAATTCAAAATGATATTATCGCTGACCATTTTGTAATTTTGCAGGCCTTGATATTCGGTTGACAATTCATCAATGGTGGGAACATCGGGCTCTGGCACAGTTCCTGTGGTGTCTCGTATCCAATTTTGATAGGCTGTATAATAGCTCAAAGTCACAACATACAAGTCAATGATGTTTGTGGTTCCTGGATCAATGCGTGTTGTCAGTGGTGCATTGTGGCGATATTGATAGTATAGAGATTGACGACCAGTGCGGGCGATCCACTCGTCGGTGACATCAATCAATGTTCGTGTTCCGGTCACAGTCACCGACAACTCATAGAACGCAAGATCAGTGTAGGCATAAAAAACTTGTCCCGGAGTCCAAGCACTCTTTTGCAATTCAATTTCAGTCAATGTACCATAGTCGCTGACCACACGACCCGGTTCAACCAGCAGGTAGCGTTGCAGGTTGTCAAAGTCCACGGTCTTTTGCAGGTACACGTACTTTTGAGTGGGGTTGGTGTTGGGTGCAACAATTTCGTCAAAGAAGTCTGGATTGTCTGGCACGCCATCGTTGTCGTTGTCGCGGTAGCCTACCAATACCTGGAAGTCATCAACATAACCGTCGCTTTCCACCGGTTGCCCAATAATGGTCATAGTGATATCCCCGGGCAAATGATCAGTGCTGTCTGGCTGAGTGTTTACAGCCAAGACATTGATAAAATCTTTGATCACTGTGCCTGTGCGGCTGTCATAAATCTGACCGCCGTCATAGTAGAAGAAGCGAGTTTGCAACACTGATCCAAAGTAGTAGGCCAGGCCACGGAAAGTTGCTGTGTAGTTTTGATTTTGCACCACAAACTGAATCAGCCACGATGCATCCAAGTTAGTGCCCGATGTGTTGCCAGCGTATTGTTGACTCCAGGTGGCGTCCTGTGCAAGATTGGTACTGGTGATCAGATACCACGAATAAGGTGTACCAGTAATGTCTCCGTTGCTGTCATAGCCAAGACCAAAATTGCGATTCAACAAGATTTGTTCAGCAATGGCCTGCTCTACTGAAACTGGAAGATCAGTAATAAACAAAGGAATAATTGTGTCAACTAGGGCGCCCGTGGGCACAAAGTTGTTGAGTGCAATGGGGCCAGCGCCAGATGGAAGATTACCAAGTCCGTTGTTGTAGCCCGAACCTTCGATGCTGATGGGACTGGCCCAGATTTCTAACTTTTGATCTGCGGCTGTGGGAGTTCCTGGCTGTAACTTGTTGTTGCGATCAAAGTAGTATCCGGTGGGTGCCACAAACTTGATCAAACTGCCCACAGCAACATATTTGAATGCTGTGGTTGTGGTGGGGCCTACTGGTATGGGAGAGCCAGTGGGCCATTGAATCGAGTACACATCGTTCTTGAAGTATCCGGTGGTTTCATTGGCCAATGTGGTACTTTGAGTCCATGAGGCCCCGGTGACCCAGGTGGTACCACCATATGCGGGCAAGGTGTTTTCGGTCACTCTAGGAAAGTTAGAATAGTAAAACTGTCTTTCTGTGGCTGCGGCAATGGCTGGTTGAACTTGGTTGCTCACAAAATCAGCAATTTCATTGCGATTGGTCCATGAGAACAAAATTGTAGGAAGAATATTTTGTTCCCAAAGGCCACCATCAGTACCAAAACTGTTTGTACTAGAATACTTGCCAGTGTTGTCCACTAGATCCAGATAACGACTGGTGCCGATGCTGGCACGATTAAGTGCCTTGCTTTTCACAATTGAGTTGTATTGTGTGTAAGGAAAGAGATTGTAGTCTTCACCGTTGACCATGCGGTCCTGTGTGTAGTATCTAGCAGGAGCACGTTGTTTGATTGCATCAATGGGCTCACGTGCTTGGCTGTTGCTCACAGGTTGTGTGATGCCACAGGTGAATGTAAGTGTTTCAAGATTGCCAGCACGACTGATATAGCTAATGGGTATTGTGACCGCTTGCATTTCTTCAGGGTTGATGATGTATTGCAACCCGTTAGAAGCACGCACATAGGCACGGAATGTGCCCACTGGAATTTCAGAGAACACACCATCACCAAACACCATGGTGATTTGATCATTGGTTCTAGAAGTTACTGAATAGATAGGACGCAAGGTTGTGCCTATTTGTTCTGCAGCAGCAGAGTAAATGTTTTCTGTGTAAGCCCATTCGCGACTGACATTACCAACATTGTCTAATTGAAACAACCAGCGATCTTCGTTGTTGACCCCTTCAATATTGATGTTCACTGTGCGGTTGCTGACTTTTTCTGCCAAGTTGAAGTCTTGGTTTTGCAACACACCCTGTTTGAACATAAAGAAATAACCAGTGTTGGCACTTTGGAACCCCAGGCTATCGTTACGGAACAAAATGTTGAATGGTACATTGGCCTGTGGAGCTGGTTCATACACAAAATCTTGGCCCACAGATGTAGAGCTCATGGCTTCAAATGGCATGCTTACACCATCAACTGTGGCAGTATAAGGTACAACGGGCAAATACCCAGGAACCAAATTTATTCCATATTCATCTGTACGCACACCCAGTATGGTTTGACGATTACCGGGTCGACCAACTTTTTGTGTATCTACCAAGCTGGCATTGATGATGGCTGTAAACTGTTCTTGCCAGTCTGGGTTTGTTGGATCAGCCCAGTTTACTGTAATATTGCTGAGATTTATACCTTGATAGTCCACGACGTTTTCTGTGGTCTGCACAGAAAACACTTTTAATAGGCCTTGCGCTGCAATATTGCGTTTGGCAGTATAGCTCACTAGATTGGCCAAGCGAACCACTGAATCACGACGCTCGGCCGTGTCCATGTAGTTTTCACGTGTGTTTAAATCAGTTCGGAAGGCCAGTGCTTGACCCATGAATGCAATAAGATCCAGGAGTGCAATGTATTCTGATGATTCAATGTAGTCGTTGAATGTTTCAGGATAATACAAACGCAGATAATCAACAAAACTTTTGCGTAGAGTTTCAAAGTCGTAACTTTGAAAGTCAGCTTCGCGATAGGTTTGATAGATTTGTTTCCAATCTTCTACGCCAAATATCGCTGTTTGTCTAGTTGTTTTTGCCATTGTACTAAGCCTCTATTTTTATTTATGGAATTTTAAAACGGCTTAGTTTATATGTAAGACGCACTGCGCTGTTGTAAATCAAAGAAGATGCTTAGTCGTTCAGCATTGTCACTGGGTATCACCTGTAGTTCAATCTCCAACAATATACCATTCTCTTGTGGATATACCTGTGTGTCACTGATATAGATCCTAGGATCGCCGCCGGCCACTCGTTGCACTTCTGTGACAATGGCGTTTTGTAATTCTTCCAATTGATTTTCAAACAAAAAATCCCAAAGCACAGTGCCATAGGCCGGGCGACCAGGCAGCTGGCCTTGGCGGATGTTGAATGCGTTCAACAGGTCGCGTTTGATCAGTTCAAAGTCTGTGAGAGTGAACTTTTTAAATTGTCCCTGCGTGTTGAATCCAATGAATGTTTGTGCCATGTTGTATTTATTGAGGTTTATTCGCCCTCTCCGCGCCCTTCAATTTTTTGGCTCAGCACATACAATCTTTCTTTTTGTAGGTTTGAATATATTATTGCAGCCTGTACTGTCTTGGCAATCTCGCCGATGTTGAGTCCCAGGGCTCTGACCGCGGCCTTGTCAAGTTCAGGTAAAGAATCAAACAGTTGAGCCAATTCTAGTCCTTTGGGAATGCCGTTGACGCTGTAATCGTTGCGAATTGCATCGCGTTCAGCACCGAGAGCGTTGTACTGGGCTTGAGTAATAGTTTGTTGATTTTGCAAGGCAGCAAACTTTGAGTCCAAAGCCTGCAATTTTGCACCAAAGGGCAAAACATGTTGATTGATAAATGCTTTGGCTTTGTCCACGTAAAAAGTGTAATCAACTGTATTGGCAGGCGTGGTATAACTGGGCACAGGTACTTTTTCATCCCCAACAACACGAGTGCTGGCAGCATCAACAGTGGCTCGATTCACCGTGTCTACCTGGGGTACCGGAATGTCTTGCTGTTTAAAAGCTGTGGGTATTTTGGTATTAACCAAATTCACAGCAAAGGCACCATCACGTACAGCACTTGAAAATGCTGCCTGAACTTGCCCTGTGGCATCGCCGGGAATGGGCAATCCTTTGGCAAATGCTTCGGCGCTGGGCAAATCTTTGGCTGCGTTCAAGGCCATGCCTGCAATACCTTGACTTGATAGATTTTGCACAGGCACGCCCACTGCGGCCAGGCCGGCAACACCCTTGGTCATAAGATCTTGCTGTATCAGACTTTGTTTGCCAGGGTTGCTCAAGAGGTCTGTTGCGCTTTTTATACCATCCTTGCCAGTCCAGGCTGCAGGACTCTTGATCACAGTGGAGAACAAGCTGGCACCTTTTTCTGCCAACGCTCTAGTACCTGGCTTGACATAGCCAGCTGCTTCTAGTTGTGCAAGGTCAAGTCCAAATGTGCCAAGGCCTTTGTTGTTGCTGATGGCAGCTGCATCCTGTGCCACTAAATTTTTTGCTTGTGCTAGTACCCCGTTGACTTCGGCAACTCCCATGGGCCCAATTCCGCTGACCGCACCAGTGCCAATTACGCCGCTGGCAAATTTTGTAAAATCAGCAGTGTTGATTGGATTGGTTACAGGTATCTCTGTGATGGTCTTGTTAATGGTTTGTATGGCTGCAATGGCTGTGGAGCTCTGCGTGACCACAGCATTGACCAAGGGTTTACCTGCATCTGCGGCACCCGGAATCAATGACACTGCGCCAGACACGGCCGACACAGCTGGTCCCACTGCCGCAGTCAGGCCTGCTGCGGTTTGAGTAAGGGATCCCCGATCTGCGCCGCCAGCAGCGCCCAGGCCGGGCTGCAAGCTGCCAATTACATTAACGAGTGATCCAGCGGCGCCATTGATGCCACCCCTGGCAAATGCTGCGTCAACTGATGGAATTCTTCCAGTTGCGAGATCAACTCCTGATGCTGACAAACTTGTTGTAAATGCACCTATACTACCTGTCAGCCCTGACTGTGCCTGTTGCAGGGCACTCTGTGCCGAAGCAAGACCATCAGCTGCCTGTGTGGCAGCTGATAAACTGTCGCCAGATTTAAAACCCACCAAGGCACCAGTGTTGACTTGCTTCTTGAAGATTTCAAATGCTTGTTCTCTTGTGAGGCCAGGTGGCCCTTTGACTGCAAACACTGTGGCTTGTTCGGTGGAAGGAGTTGATGTTGTTCCTGTGGCGGGCAAGGCCTGCGTGCCCGATGTATCTTCAGGCGGTCTAGGTAGTCCAATTGCAGCCAGGCCCGGCAGACCGCGACGCAGACGTTCTTGGTTGGTTCTGTCCCATACTATGTAATCATCGCCGTTGTAGATTAATTCTGAGTCAGGTGTTTTGGCAAAGATAGCAGTGTTGATCCTGCTGCCAGTGGCTGCGGCAGAAGTTGCGAGTTGGCTGAGGTTAAATGTAAATTCTGCCATGTTATCTAGCCTGTATCTCTATGCCAGGTGGCACGGGTTCTGCACCTGGTGGTGGGCTGGGTTTGCCTTCTTCAAAGGCAATTTCAACATCCACACCCTTGTTGTGATAAGGATAGGGCTCATGTGTGGGCGCACGACTTACCACACTAGACAGTCCTTCAGGTTTTACCATCCATCCCTTGCTGGTATCCCATTCTGTGTCATCCAGCAAAGTTGTAGTTAGAGGCTGCGGATTGGCCACTGTGCCTGCTGCTGGTCCATTGAGATCGATGCCGCCGGCCTGCAATGCCAGTGCAGATCCAGCACCCCAAGAACCCGATGCGCTGTTCAAAGTCAGTGTGCCGTCAGCTTTGACGCCAATTGTGTTTTTGCTGTACAGTGTTATGTCTTGTTGAGCTTGCAAGCTCAAGAAAGTGCTGCTTTCAATCTGCATGTCTTCTTTGCTTTTCATTTTCAAATAACGTCCAGCAAACATATTGATGTCACGGTCTGCATGCAGGTTGATATCACCTTTGGTGCGCACGTTGACAGAGTTTGTGGCATATACATCTACTGTGCCTTCAACACCAAATTCAATCCAGGTTTGCCCGTTGGCATGAATAATGTAGAAAAAATTACCACTGTCATTCATGGTGATCTGGTGGCCTTTGCTGGTGCGCAGTCGCAACAAAGAATTGTTGCCTTCAAGGTCGCCATCATCCATCACAAGGCTGTGCCCGCCAACACGCCCAATTACTTTGGCGTCGCCGGACTTGAGTTCGCCAGAATTCAGTTTGGTTCTAATGTCATTGGGTTTCATACCCCCTTGATAGATAGGAATGCCCGGAGTACTGATGCCAAACACTGCACTGGGACTTTCACGCTGACTGCTGGAGTTTATGGTGCCACGTTCAGTGTCGTTGATCAAACCTTGTTGCAACAACGACTGTGCCACCACGCTTTGTACTGGTTTTACGCCGTCAAAAAATCTAGGATTGTTGAAAAGATCAGTGTTGTTGGTGTTGATTTCTGTGACAGGCAAACGTGAGGCCTTGGCAAAATATGTTTCTTGATTTTGATTTTGTACTTCTGCTTGCAGTACTGGCACCGAAGCCATGGCTGGCACCATTCTGCCTAGCCCTTGATCAGGCGCAACACCAATATAGTAGCCTTGGCTACGATCACCATTGACAAAAATGCATATAACAGTGACCCCCACGTCGGGCGGGGTGAACCACATGCCGTAGCTGTTTTGATTGCCAGGATAAGAACCGTTGTCGCCGGTATTGGCTGTGCCTTGCAGAGGAGTTGAGCCGTAAAATGGTGGCATGTACCTCACCGTGGTCCATGCACTTTCGTCGTTCATGTTGGCTTCAGTGCCGGCAGCAAAGGCATCAATATACACACGCAATCTTCCGGCACGTGTGGGATCAACTGTGCTCATTACTATGCCAGTAAACGGCCCAAATTCTGTGGGTACGCCGCCTCGATCTAATTTGTAATTACTGGGCCGGCCTCGGCTGCGTTCTACACTTTCTGCCATGTTTTATCCTCCGTCTGTGGCAATTTTTTGCACAGCTGGATTGGTTACAGGACTGTACTTGGGTGCTGTGCCAGCAGCTCTTGCTCTTAAATCTGCTATTCGTTGGGCATTCAAGGCAGCGCCAACTTGTCCTGGTGTTGCTCCAGATTCTGGCAACTTTGGTGGTCCACCTGTGGACGCTGGAGGTGACACTGTTCCGCCAGTACCATCTGTGGCTGGCGCCGGAGGACCTGCTGGTCTTATGTTTACACCTGGGTCAGTGTTCAGACTGTCTGCACTGGGTCCTGCGTTGCTTAACGGGTTACGGAACACTGGTTTGGTGCTGGATGCCTGTTGTGCTCCAAGTATCGCAGCAGTACCGCCATCAGCACTCAACGTAGATCTTGGATCTGTGAAAGCATTGTTTTGTACTCTGTTCTGTAACTCAAGGCCAGTGCGCCCAGCTGTTGCGGCTGTTTGATTAGGATTGGCATTTGTTCTTGTGCCATTGGTACTTACATTTCCGGACTCAGTTGCAGCTCTTGCTTGGTCCAATGCATCGCTGGTGGCAGGACTGCTTGATGCTTGCACAGTATTTTTCTTGCTGGGCAGAGGAAATTGATACAATGTGCCCTCAAGGGTCTGGTAAAATGCGCCTTGTCTGAATTCACTGATGACTTTGACTGCCTGATAAACTCTGCTTTGAATGGGTTCTCTTGGTTTATTGGCGCGACCACTGTAGCCCCCGCTGTAGGGATCCGCTACTCCAGTTGAGAGATCATAGTCTTCGGGACGTTGCCACACTATTTCAAACAGCACATCTCCTGTTTCAAAACTGATACTACCGTCTTCTTCAAACCCAGTGACATCTGCCACTTGGCGTTCGCCTGGTTTGATTTCTTTGAACAAGCTACCTTGTTGGATCCAATCAGGATCGCCAAGAATTTTTATTTTGGCATTGGCCAAGTCCCCGGGACTGAATAGATAGTCAGCTGCATTGGCTGCAGGTTCATTGAGTCTGGTGTCTGACGAACCGTGAGTGCTTTGTCCGCTGGTGACAGCATAGTTGTATTTGGCAATATCTCGCAGACTTGATGTAGCAGCTTCACGTATTTTTGCTGCCGCACTGTTTTTGGGATCGCTGCCACTCACGGTGATATTGTACAGTGCATTCATGGTTTCTTGATATTCAACCACGGCAGTATTTTGACCAGTGAACCAGTAAGGATAGCTTTTGTGTACTCCGGCAAATCTACTGGCTGGAAAATATTTGCTGTTGAAATTCTGCAACCTATAGGGTTTCACCGTGTAAATGATATCAAATGCATGGTCGTTGCGTTTGGGATCAATGCCACCGGAGCGTGGTACAGCATTCATTATGATGTTGAACCAACTCATGGGCGAATTTCTTTTGTCTGGATTGGGGATTTGAAACCCATCGCTGTCTTGTCGGGTCAGAGCTTGACCTAAAATATAACTGCTGTTGCGAATGGCAAGATCAATGGCCTGAGTGATCATTTGTCCAGCAGTGATACTAAAACTGCGGGTTACATTGTCTCGTGATTGCTTGAGTGGATCAAGATCTTTTGTGTCGCTGTTTTTGCCCGAGGCTGCTAGACCATTGTCAACTTTGGTGTTGGGCAAGGTAATCTCAGCATTTTCAATTGCCGATGCAGGGATTACTTTGCCATCATACCCCATGCCATCAACAAATCTAATAAAGTATCTGTCAGCTATATTGAATATTGGTTCAGCTTGGCCCTTTTGCGGTCTTGTTAGTTCTTCTTGAAATTCTGTGAGAGCGCCCATCAACCCCTGCGTAACAGTTTTTCTAGAAGTGGGTGCGGCAATAGCCTTGGGAGGTGTTGGGGGATTGCCTGCTTGTCTATTCAGCCTTGCAGTTTCTGCATCACTTTGATCTGGTGACGAAGTTTGTGCAGTGGTAGTTTGACCTGGGTTCGCACTGCTTGTGTCATTGCCAGTGTAAATTATGTCGCTGCCCAGCAATTTTCCTATCGTGGTACTGGTAATCTGCATGTCGTGTGGGATTGCTCCACGAGCTGTGTAGCCTGCAATCAAGTGCCCTTGTGGTACACAATCCCACTCATAGGTGACCATTTTACTACCAATGCTCCAATTGATAGATGCTAGTTTAAAGGGAATAAATTTTTCAATAACAGCTCCGCTGGCAGAACGAACCTGCACTGGATTACCATCTGCACCTTGGCCATAAAATCTTATCACAGCCAAATAGTCGGCTGCGGTGTAGTTGACTTTTCCGCTGCCATCTTTTTGTTGCAGGTTGGCCACAGCAGAATACAAATTATCAATCAATGTGATACCGTTGGGTTCATTCACAACCAATTTCATTGAGGCAGTCATGTGGCTGGCCCCAGTGGCCTTGCCCAAGGGGCTGGTGTCCAGTGTCAACGAATCAATGTAGTAATCGTTGGGGAAGAATGGGTTACGTCCGCTGTCGCTGGCAGAGATATTTGTGTTTGTGCCCATGCCTTGTTTGATACCGCCACGGTTAAGCGGGGCGCCACCGTCTTGAAACAGCAAATAGTAACCATCAATCTTTTTTGTTTTGCTACGTAGCAATCTTTCATACTGACTGGCGCTCAACAAATAAATGGATATGGAATAGGTGTAACTGGCAAATTGATCTAGGGCGTTGGGTCTAGGCTGAATTTTTAATGCGTTGACGGCGGCATTGGTTTCTGTTTGTTTGGTAACAGTGCTGTTGTTGGCAGCATCGTCATTGGTCACTGTGCCCGGTTCAGTTTTTAAATCAACGCTGCCAGGCAGACCACTGGGATCATACAACTCGCCAGTTTCGGGATTCTTTCTAAGACTGGACAATGTTCCATCTTCGGCTCGGACGTCGATGCCTTGGTCATATCCTCCAGTGGCCTGTGTTTGTTCAGTGGTGCGCACAGGTGCATTGGTACCTGTATCCCCGCCGGTGTCTGACGTGACGGGCTGAACAGCGTTGGTTGCTGTAGATGTGTCTGGCGGTGGCACCACGCGGCCCGAAGGACTAACTTCGGCTGCGGGCGGGGCGTTTGGTCCTTGCGGTGCATCGTCTGCCACTGTTTGACTGGCACTAGCAGCCGGTGGCGGTTCTGGTTCTGGTGTTGCTTGAGTAGCAACAACTTGTCGTGCCGCTTGCAAATCAGCTTCGTATTGAGCCAGCGTTGCCCGAGACGCACCCAAATTGAATCTTTGTGCTTCAAGTTGTTCTGGAGTAAAGTTCGGTGGCGGATTGGCCAGAATGGCTTCTCTCTGTGCAATTATTCGTTTCCATCGTTCAACTTCAAGTATTAAACGTGCAACTTCATTCTCAGCAAATGTGGCCATGGCTTAGAACCCCAGAGCTGATTTCAGCGTTGTAATTTTTGGCAAATAGATCAAGGTGCCCACCTTGAAATCCAGAGGTGGCGCTTGTAGTGTGTTGGGGTTGCGTTGATAAAATACCCACCACAATGCAGCATCCTGATACAGGTCAAATGCCAACAAGTCTGGACGATATTGATAAGTGGTATTGATTGTAAAAGTCAAGTCATCATCTTCCTTGGGAATGGGTCTGTTGACCATGACGTCAAGAAAAAACTGACTGTAACTGGTTTCAAAATACGGGCTGGTTGATGTATAGTTTGCCATTACCAGTATCCTCCTTTGAGTAGTTGCCCGTTAGCAAAGCCTTTGAGGCTGAATTGCTGACTGACCTGACTGCGTGTCTGTACGGGTATCAATGTGACATCTATTTCCATTTTGGTAGGTACATAACTGGCCGGCACATTGTTTGTGACACTGCCTGCCACGGTGTTTGGAGCCGGCACCCTTGGCAGTGCGCCTTTGCTCAATCCACCAGGAATAGCGTTTAGCAATCTGTTCAAACCTGCCAACGCACCGCCTGCTGGCAAACTGGCTCCTGCTGGATTATATCTGTTGTTGAGGTTCAAGCCAAAGTTGTTGGGGTTGGTTGTTCTTATGTAGTCCACATCGTTGGGCAATGAGTAATTAAAAGAGCTTACCACCACAGGATGGTCTGAGAACTGATACCCACCGAATCCATTCAACAAACAAATTGGTGGAGGTGTTCCACGTAAATCTGTGTCTTGACCATAGAACATTTTGGTCACACTTCTAAAGAAGTGTATCACTGCCAACAGGTAGTTGGCTTCTGTGGTGTCTTGTGCTGTGAACATTCCTCGAATTTGAATGTCCCCCACTCGTGAACTTTTATAAAACAAACCGCGATAGTTTGAGTGTGTCAAGTCATACTGTTCATAGTTGGCTGAATAGGCGGTGGTGATGCTTGGAGTGTATGGAAATATTACTCCATCTGTGCCACCGTTGGCGGCCAACGGTGCTAATATACCAGCCGGTGTGGCGTTGTACAAATACTGTGCCCCAGGGCCCAGGCTCAATCGCACACGCCAGTCTTGATTGCCTGGTTGCTTGTAACGTGCTTGTATTGTGGCCTGTTGTTTTGCTCTTTCTTTGGTAGCTGATCCTTGGCGTGCCAATACTTCCTCGTCAGACAATCCATTGGGATTTTGACGTGCTAAAATTTCCTCGTCAGACAGTTCAGGATTGACTGGTTGTGGTTGGCGAGCCAAGATTTCTTCATCAGACAATCCGCCAGCATTTTGTCGTGCTAAAATTTCCTCATCTGACAATCCTGAGTCTGGACTGAACACTGTGGGCGGGGTGTCAGGATCAAACCGCACTGGATTGTTGTTTTCGTCAAGCTCGTAACCAGGCAGTAGATTGTTGTCATCATCATAGGCCACAGGATAAACACTTTGCTGGGGTGGCGGTTGGGGTGCCACCTCGGCCACTGCATCGGCACCTGCGGCCGCAGTCGGGGGACTGACGGCTGCGTCTTGATTGGGATTGACTGCGTCAGCAGTGGTTGATTGAACTTGTGTAGAGACGCCAGCTTGAACAGATCTTGTTATCTGTGCAGGATCATTAAAATTAACTGGAACAACTTCAACACTGTTCTCAAACGCCACAGTACTAACTGTGGTTGTGGTATTAGGTACCGTGGTGATTGACGGTGGGGTGGGCTCTCTAGCAGATGTTGCTGCTTCACGCTGTGCGTTGTATTGCTGTTGCAACTGTAGAATTCTAGCGTCGTTGGCGGCTTGTTGTTCTTCACTCAGCTGCGGCCCTGGACCAAAGCCCGAGTTGGCCAACTGTAATGCTTCAATTTCTCTCTGAGTTTGTTGTGCTTGTGCATCTGCTGCTTGGCTAGCAGCAGTAGGACGGCCTGGTGTGGCCACAATGGTGGTACTACCACCACCGCTGATTGAAGTAGTACTTTCTTCAGTGTAGTTGGTTGTGCGTACTAGACCAGGTGTGGTATTTGCAGTTTGAGCATACGGGGTGGTTCTGGGTAGTCCAGTATTGTAAAACCGCTCCTCTTCTGCTCGTTCTGCAGCGGCTTCTTCCTTGGTCATTGTTCTAGTATCGGTATCAGCCTTGAGCTGCGACAACGGACCCATGACTCCGTTCTTGTCCACCGACACAGAGAATATTTCTGCGCTCGTCAAACCAGCTGCTCTAGCAGCCTGTTGATAGGTCAGCCCTTGTGCGCGAGCCCGGTTAAACGCTTCAACTTTTTCTGCATTGTATGCCATGTTTGTGTTCCTATCACTTATTTACCCAAAAAATTTTCGGCGTAGTTTAAGAAAAAGGTTGACAAGTGTTGTAAAAATGTTACAATAAGTACATATCAGGAGACTCGGTCAATCATGACTTTATTACCCAAAGCGGCTCCCCGCGTAAACTATCTCAACAATAGAGACATCTTAAAAGAAATACACCTTAGCAAAAACAACTATTGCTGGTTCCGTGATCGTGTGAACGATCACCAATTTGACATAATTTTGCCCAGCATAGACAAAATAAATCAACGCACAATAGCCGAAGCCCGGCGCAATCGAGCAGATCGTTTGAAACGTGAAGGCACCATTGTGGATCCAAAAAAGATACCCAACACAGACATTGTGTTCCGTATCACTTGCTGGGATCACATTCCCCGAGCGCCCAAAAAAATCACCAAGGCCGAAGCCAAACGACGCAAGTTGGAGGACATTCTTGACCTAGACGATGCCACCGAAGATGATCCCTTGGCAGATCTTGTGGATGTTCCTGTGCTGGACATGAATCATGTGCGTGTGAATTTTCCTCCGTTCGAACACTATCGCATTGACGAGGACAAAAACCCTTTTATCGTGGGACGTAGTCATTGGCGGGGCGATTTAGAAACTGGGGAGTTCAGCAAGGATCATGGCGAGATGACCAAAAAACTTGCGCTGATGTTTATGAAACTGTGCGAACGTTATGCCACAAGATCTAACTGGAGAGGATACACCTACAATGAAGAAATGCGCGGTCAAGCCCTGCTTCAACTCAGTCAAATTGGTCTTCAATTCGATGAGTCTAAAAGCCAAAATCCATTTGCTTATTACACTGCCGCTATTACTAATAGCTTTACTCGCATCTTGAACATTGAGAAGAAAAATCAAAACATCCGAGATGACATCCTGGAAATGAACGGGCTCAACCCGTCATGGACTCGCCAGAACTCGGGCAAACACTCAATGGCTGCCATGTCCGGACCGGTTGTGTCTAGCTTGGATGAATAATGGATTCTTTGGCAGTTAAGTGGTTGCAGGTCGAGAATACTTCCAAATGCAACGCATGGTGCCCAGGTTGTGATCGCAATCAACAAGGTTACGGACTTGCACCGGGGTTGATTGTTCAGGATCTTGACACCGATCGCTTTGCAGAAATTCTTCAACAACTGCCCAATTTACAAACCATACAGTTCTGCGGAACCCATGGCGACTTTGCTGCGGCCAGCAATGTGCTTGAGCATGTAGAGCTGGCGCTGAAACACAGCAAAAAAATTCAAATACACACGCACGGCGGAATTAGAAATGCACACTGGTGGCGTAATCTTGCCGACATGCTGAAACCAGTTGAGCATGACGTTTGGTTTGGTATAGACGGGCTCAAAGGCATACATGAAATATATCGCCAAGGCACAGATTTTGACAAGACCATGGAAAACGCCGATGCCTTTATTCAAGCTGGGGGACATGCCACTTGGCAATTTATACCTTGGGCACACAACGAGCATCAAATCAAAGATTGCATGCGCGAGAGTCAGCGCATGGGGTTCAAAAGATTCAAGTTTGTGTTTGGAGTGCGTCGCGGACCCAATGCTTATCATTATCGCACCGGCGAACCATTTGAGTTAAAGGATTGGAGCAGGACACAGGGAACCAATCACTGGAGATTGGAAAAAACGCAAATCCAAACGTCTGACTGCTTGCACCTCAGAGAAAACAGTATCTATGTCAATGCAAACGGAACCGTGAGTTCTTGTTGTTTTTTTAATTTGCACAGATCATGCAGCAATGTAAATGAGCTTCCGGATCTGCACGCAGAGCTGACTACTAAGCCCAGTCTGGCATGCATCAAAACCTGCGGATCGGTTTGATTTTGTCAGTTAGCTTTGTTTTTGCAAAAATTTATTGTATACTACATCAATGACCAATCTATTCAAAAAAGCCGCCATCTTCACGGACATTCATTTTGGACTAAAATCAAACAGTGTTCTACACAACGAAGACTGTTTGGATTTTGTGAAGTGGGCCACAGCCAAGGCCCGAGAGGAAGGTTGTGAAACCTGCATGTTTCTGGGTGACTGGCACAACAATCGTGCCAGCTTAAATATTGTCACGCTGAACTACAGCCTACGAGCCCTGGAGCATCTCAATGCAAACTTTGAACGTGTGTATTTCATTCCTGGCAATCACGATTTATACTATCGCGACAAGAGAGATATACAAAGCGTTGAGTGGGCTCGGCACCTCCCTAATGTGGAAATTTGCAACGATTGGTTTTGCAGTGACGATGTGGTTATTGCACCTTGGCTTGTGGGCGATGATCATAAACGCCTAGCAAAGATGTCCGGTCAGTACTTGTTTGGTCACTTTGAGTTGCCAGGGTACTTGATGAATGCCATGGTAGAGATGCCAGACCATGGTGAGATACGTCGAGAAGATCTTGGAGGGTTTGGACATGTTTTCACTGGACATTTTCACAAACGACAAACTAAAAAAAATATTACCTACATCGGTAATGCGTTCCCTCACAATTATGCGGATGCCGGCGACGACGAACGAGGCCTCACTGTATTGGAGTGGGGATCAGCGCCTACTTTTTATGCTTGGCCTGATCAACCAACGTACCGTGTGTACGGCCTGGCCAACCTTATCGACAACGCTGCAACGCTTCTTCAACCCCGTATGCATGTACGTGTCAATCTAGATATCGAAATCTCATACGAAGAAGCCAACTTTATCAAAGAAACTTTTATCCAACAATACAAACTACGCGAGATGGCCTTGATCCCCAACAAAACTGCCGGGGTAGATGAGGACATGGCACCCGGAGAAATCAAGTTTGAGTCAGTGGATCAAATTGTTGTGGATCAACTTACCAATATTGACTCAGAATTTTACGACAACAAACTACTGTTGAAAATTTATCAAAACTTATGATCAATCCCAACAGTAAGACAAGGCCAATGCATTGATTACTTCTAGAGTACATTGTATTTGGTACCCGTCTGGGGGGTTCGGACACTATGTCAATGCTGTTCTTAGCATGTATGGCAAGGGATATGTTAGACCAACCAACACTTTGACTTTGTCTAAGACAGGAGATTGCCATTCTCTATCATTGGTAGCCCCCAAATATTTGCATGATCCGTTGACGTATCAATTTGAGTTTGAATCAGAGTTAAACTACAGCGTATTGATTGACAATGGAATCAATAACGAAAGCACAAGATTTAGAAAATTTTTTCCAGACGCCCAAATTACCAAACTTTGTTATAGCGATTTTAGTTGGCCAGTAGTTGCACAAACCATGATTGTCAAAGCAATGCAGCAAGATCTTGACAAAGAAATACAGATTGACAAAGATAAATGGGATACCAACGAAGACTGGGTGCTACGAGAAAAGTATTTTTTATTTCTAAGAGATCATGTGTTACGGTATTCATGGAAACCAGATTTGGTTTCGATGCCGTTGCCATTGGAGGATATTTTAGATTATCACACTTTTAGAAAAACACTCAACGCAGATCTTGACGACTTTGAACTGTTTCACTCCCAATGGCGCCAAGCAAATCAGTGTTACTTTCAGCCTATTTTAACCGCGCAAAAAATATTGCAAGGTAACTTTGTACCTGTGACAGATATTTGGACTCAAGCCGTTGTGTACTATCAGATTTGGTGCAATTACGGAATAGAAGTTCCTCATAACGACTATTCTAATTGGTTTACAAGTTACACCGATATTGCTACAATGTTATCAAAACACGGAGTTAATGCTTGATTCACTTTAAAAATCTAACAGTTAAAAACTTCATGAGTGTGGGCAATGCCACACAAGGTATTGATTTTGACCGTAAAGATCTCACACTAGTTCTAGGTGAAAACTTAGACCTTGGGGGAGATGGTAGTCGCAACGGCACCGGCAAAACTACAATTATCAATGCACTAAGTTATGCGCTGTACGGCCAGGCCTTGAGCAACATTCGCAAAGACAATCTTGTAAACAAAACCAATGGCAAAGGCATGCTGGTGAGTTTGGATTTTGCAGTTGGCAACGCCACGTATCGAATCGAGCGCGGCCGCAAACCCAATGTGTTGCGATTCTACGTCAACAACGAAGAAAAGTCTGCCACAGACGAAGCCCAAGGCGACTCAAGAGAAACACAGGATGCCATTGAACATATTTTGGGCATGAGTCATGACATGTTCAAACATATCCTTGCGTTGAACACTTACACTGAACCGTTCTTGAGTTTGAAGGCCAACGAACAGCGCACTATCATTGAGCAGTTGTTGGGTATCACACAACTTTCGGAACGTGCTGATCGCATCAAAGAGCTCAACAAGCAAACCAAAGACGCTATCTCGCAGGAAGAATTTAGAATTCGTGCTGTGCAGGAGGCCAACAAGCGCATCGAAGAACAGATTGAAAGTCTGCGCAAAAGGCAACGCTTGTGGATTGCCAAACGTGATGAAGATGTTACCAAGCTACAGCAGGCCATTGCGGATCTTGAGCACATTGACATCGATGCTGAAATACAAGCACACCGAGATCTAGAAGCCTGGCACCAGAAAAAGAAAGCCATAGACGATGCCAACCGATACATTCGACAAATTGACGCCGACGATGTCAAGCAGGCACGACAGTTGGAACGGCTCAAAAAAGAAATTGAAGCCCTGGACAATCACAAATGTCACAGTTGCGGGCAAGATCTTCACGACAACAAACAAGATGAATTAAAACGCGACAAAGAAGCCTTGCTACGAGAAACAGCACTGCAACTTTTGACCAACGATACTCAACGTCAAGAACATCAAGACACCCTGACCAGTTTGGGCGAGTTAGGTACTGCACCCACTGTGTTTTATGATTCCCTGGAGCAGGCCTTGAATCATCGCAACTCAGTGGAAACACTGCGTAAAGATCTTGTGCAACGACAAGCTGATGCTGATCCCTACGGCGAACAGATTGAGGACATGCAAGGACAGGCTTTACAAGTTGTGAGCTATGACACACTCAACGAGCTCACTAGACTGCAAGAACATCAAGACTTCTTGCTCAAACTGCTGACCTCCAAAGATTCATTTGTTCGCAAGAAAATTATTGATCAGAATCTCAGCTACTTGAATCAACGACTCACACATTATCTGGACAGGATTGGCCTGCCACACACAGTGAAGTTCCAAAACGACCTCACAGTGAGCATCGAAGAACTGGGGCGCGAACTGGACTTTGACAACCTGAGTCGCGGTGAACGCACACGCCTGATCTTGTCAATGAGCTGGGCCTTCCGCGACGTATGGGAGAGCCTGTATCATCCCATTAACCTGTTGTTCATTGACGAACTCATGGACAACGGCCTGGACACACAGGGCGTGGAGAACGGACTAGCTCTACTCAAGCGCATGAGTCGTGAACGCAACAAGAGTGTTTGGCTGGTGAGTCACAAAGACGAATTGGCTGGGCGTGTAGAGAATATTCTCAAAGTCATCAAAGAGAATGGATTCACCAACTATAACACTGATGTAGATATTGCATGATCAAGTGGGACCATTGGCATATTGAAGCGTCTAGTATCTGTGCATTACAATGCCCCAGATGCCCACGTGCCGAGGTTCCAGAAAGCTTGTTGAATCGACAACTTACATTGGATTTTTTTAAAAATCAAGTAGGCGAAAGTGTTGCAAGACAAATTCGTAAAATTACATTCTGCGGCAACGATGGTGATCCTGTATACTGTCGAGATTTAGTAGAAATTATCATTTGGTTCAAGACGCTCAATCCAGAGATACAAATTGTAATTGTCACCAACGGCAGTTACAAACCTGTGCATTGGTGGGACTATCTAGGCAAAGCTCTTGATCATCGCGACGAAGTTCATTGGAGCTTGGACGGTTGGGACCAGGCCAGCAACCAACAATACCGTGTTCACAGTGACTGGATCAGTATCATGCGTGGCATAGAAGCATTCAAAAACGCCAACAATTCTACGTATCTTGTATGGGCCGCAATAGCATTTAGATTCAATCAAGACTGTATTGAACACATGAAAACGCAGGCTCGAACCTTGGGATTTGACAGTTTTCAGCTCACAAAATCCACAAAATTTGGCAGTAAATACCCCAGTGCTTATGGCACAGAAGATGCGTTAGAGCCCACCGAACCTGCATTAGTGGCGTCTGCACACCGGTTTGAGCGTGTAACTACACCTCTCACTGTTAAAACAAGGCCCGGTGCAGAACTTCGAATTGAATTTTTAAAACGAGCAACACAGTTAGGCAGCTACTCAGGCATCTGTTTGATAGGCAGCAAAGGCGTTTTTCTCAACAGTCGCGGGGAGTTTTATCCTTGCTGCTGGACAGCAAACCGCTACGATCACAATGCATCATGGCAAGGCCGATTCAACTTAAACACAAAAACTTTTGAAGAAATCATTGCAGACTCATTCTGGACCGGAGAGTTTTTAAATTTTGACAATTTAGAATGTCAAACCAAATGCACACCAGAACGTTTGATTGATCCTACACACACCTCAGAATGGTAAATTTTGACTCACAGGCAGCAAACAGGTAACTAAGCATGAATGACATGGCTATACAACAATCAACTAGTGGAAACTCTCCCCGAAGATTGCGTGGGCTACGTCTACATGATCACCAACATCACAAACGATCGCAAATACATAGGCAAAAAACTAGCAAAATTCTCTCGCACAACTCAGCGAACAGTAAAACTCAAAAACGGCAACAAGAAGAAAAAGAAGATTCGCACCAAAGTGGATTCAGACTGGCGTGACTACTATGGGTCAAGCCCCGAGCTTACCCGGGATGTGGAACTTCTAGGCAAAGAAAATTTCAAAAGAGAAATACTTTATTATTGTAAGTCAAAATCAGAGTGCAGTTACATCGAAGCAAGAGAACAATTTTCACGTAGAGTGCTGGAATCCTCGGACTGGTACAACGGACACATTCAGGTTCGTGTGCACGGTTCGCACATAATCAACAAGTTAAGCAGTTAAGACTCGCACAGGTCAACCACGTGTGCCCAGAGACAACCGGATGATAACGGGGACGGAAGCCTCACCGCGCTAGTGAGCACTCAGCAACTATCCTTGACAGGACGACGATCGCAAATTGCCGCGGTTTTGCTGTTTGAACAGAATTTTAAAGGCTGAAAAGACGCTGTAGTGATACAGCACGTTTGTGTGATATGTTAGCGTATGTTGTACAAACCGCCGTTGTGATAAAGACGCTGCTCGAGGTACCGGACAACCGCCTCTGTAATGCAGTAACGCTAAGTGACTGAGTCGACTCGGATGAAGTTTCTTTGCCCTGAGCGGGCAAAGTGTGACCAAACAATCTGGATGAAGCTTAACATCGCTCCGCTCTTGAACTTTAAAACATTAACGAGCGACAGCGAAGTTAATAGATGTGCGCAGCACATCTTGAATGTTAAAACTGATCTGGCCAATCTCTAAACAATGCGTGTTGTATATTACCTGACACGAATTGATTGAAAGATCGATGCTTGTCTTCAAGTTCGCCTTGAAGTGGGGCTACACGTTTAAATGCTGAATCCATTTGACCCATGTCACGGAACTCCATGAGGATCATCCATTCAGGCATGTCTGCTATGCTACGGAACCCCATCTTGCAACGGGTGATTCTGTAGCTTTCCATCCGGCCTTCGGAGATCAAATGATCAAAGAAACTCTTCATGCCATTGACCCAGTCAAGGTCTGTGATGTCGCCTTCTTTGTCGGCCCAAATTGTATATAAATCTGCCATGTTAACCTCTCTCTGGAAAATAATCTTGCATTGTACCTTCTCGGTGTAAATCACTAGTTACACAGTGTATGCCACCATCCCAAAAATATCTGTGTCGGAAGTTTACGATGTGCGGGGTAATACCGTGGCGTTCCAATGCATCAAATACCAATTTGTTATAGTTGAACACAATAACGTTCTTGGGATCAATGATCAACATGTTGACGTCGAATACTGTTTCTTCTACATATCCGGTCCAATGACCTAACCAACGTTCAACGCAATTGATAACAGCTTGATCGTGTTCAAACCCAGGAATCCACCACTTGCCGTTATTTTGACGTTTTAGATTGTGCCAGCCATTGACTTTGTTCCAGCTTTGTCCTGGAAGATAAACAACTTCCCAGCCTGGAAAAGTTTCCTTGTATGTAGGAACGTCTTGAAGACTGATAATCAGTCCAGGTGTAACTGGGCAAAAGGTACCATCACTGTGGCCGCCGGTGTTGATGATGTGATTTCTAGTGTCAGTAAATTCGGTGTTGATATATTGAGTATAATCTTTGATATTTTGGTCGTATGAATCTGTTCCAAAATACAAGTCTCGACCTATTCTGGTACACATGGCACCGTTTATAAATGAGCCAAATGGGTTGAATATTTTGTTACCTTCGGACTCTATTCTTTTAATAATTTTATCATAACTTGAGTAAAATCTCGTTAATTTATCGTAACTGTGTATTTCTTTGCACTCTTTAAGAATATGCAAGGGAAGATTGTTAAAGTCGTCGACTGATCTGCAGTCTGGCCAACTTTGATCCTTGACATCGTTGTAAAATGCCACTGTATTGAGAGAATGGTTATTATAAAATTTCTCGCCAATGATTATACCGTAATCTCGAGGAGTCATTGGTGGGGGAAGATAACGCCCATTGACAAAAATATCATCGACATTGGGCAAGTCTGGACGCAGAATCTCTACATCAAACTCTTGTAATTTTTTTATTATATTTTGATAATCCTCTTCAGTTTCGATGGCAATACGCTCAAACAAACTTCTAACATGTGGTACTGTTATCCATGAATAAAATTCTGGAGGGTAACTTCGTCCTACCATGCAGACTTTGAGAGGATCCCAATGTTGATACACGCTAAACATAATTATTCCTGGGGGCCTAGTATTTTGAAGCCTTGTAGATCAAACATGTACGGCTCCACACTTTCAAAATACATGAATTTAAAACCGCGATCTCGATAAATCGCGCACTCGTTTTGAAAACTGCGTATGCCCAGCCTCAACTGCGGATTGCGATAGTCCCAGGCATGATGGTCGCACACCACTGACTCTGGATCCCATACTCGGTACATGCTCCAGGCCACCAATCGGCCTTGATCGCGATAACCCCAGACTTCAGTTCCAGGCACAGAAAATCTGCCAGGTACCATGGGCATGACACTGTGAAAATGTTTGTGTGCACAGTAGGCCCGATACACTCGCAATACATCATCCAAGGGCACAGGATACAGGCGTTCGTATTCAATATCGCTTTGATACGTGACCTGCTCTAGATCAATACGCCCAAAAGTAAGACTCATGATCTAGGATCCTGACGATGTTGAAACAGTCCTGTTAGATATTCTTCGGGCCAGCCATGATAAAATCCTCGACTGGCCATTTGCTGTGCTTTGCTGTTGAGATCACTGAGACTCTGCACCAGAGCCAAGGCATAGGTGCCTTGATTCATGCACACACCATTCACAATTTCTGCATCGTCAGGATGGTCTTCCAAGGCAATGAGATCTTGCCGCAGCAACATGTCTTGATTGGCAATGTTCAAACTGGCCGAAAACAACTGATGCGGCCACTCTTGAGGATCATACGCATATATCACAACTTCTTTGCCTTGCAGACCCCAACGGCTGATGTTCTTGAGATCATACAGTGGATCAACACCAATGTACACCGAATAACTGTTTTTCAGTCTTGCACTTCGTGCAAACGGACAAGGAGGAAATCCACCCAAGGCGGGATGTGGAACTTCTACAAAGTTCTCGATCCAGTGTGCTATGTGTTGGCGGACTTGTTCAATTTCCATCAAAAGAACGGTAGTTTGGATTTTTGTGTGGTTTCAAGGTTGGTCTTGATCAGTTCTGCAATCATGTTGCGTTCATTGAAACTCATGTTGAGAACATCTTCATAACTGCCGCCGCCTCGAAGATGCCAACTCATTTTCAAGCACTGCGCTTTCAAGTCGTTCGCCTCCTTTTCCATGCGTTCAACGGTGGCAGAAATTTCTTCAGCAGACGAGATCAGGAGGCTTGATCGAAAAAACTTGTTTGGTCCAAGGTCACGGCTTGCTTGTACTCATGCCCACATGCTGCACATTTGATTTGCACAGGCTTGAACTCACTGACATTGCGTTTTTCAATAATTAGATCGCGAATTTTGACAAACAACTTTCGATCAGTGTTGCGTAAAAATTCTTCAATGTGCGTGGGATCTGTTACCAACGCTTGTGGAGTTCTGATGCTGGCAATGTTCCACTTCAGGGTACTCACTGTAAGTTCAGTGATTTTTTTCAGAGCTTGATTTAGCATTTCTAGTTTTTGCTCGTCAGGCAAGTTGCTGTTGGGAACAGATTGCAAAATTCTTTGCTCTTCAAACTGTTTCATGTTGGTGTCATTTTGATCACGATAAGCCATTGGCTGGAACGAAATTTCCAAATCACCTTCCTTGAGTGGAGTCACGTAGTCTGGCATTTGCAAGTTGTCCAACACTATTCGCAGGTCGATGGTGTAATCATCTTCATTCTTGCATTCGGGGCAGGCGCTGTTGATTTCCATGTCATGTCCGTAGCTGGCAATTCTGATGGCTACCAAGATAGAATTGAGATCAGTGCCCGGTGTGGACCATGCATCTCGAATATCAGGCACGCAACTTTGAATCACATTGACCACTGCCGAACCGTTGAACAACGCATCTGGTGTGCGATATGTAATTTCATCAAGAGCAGTCATGGGCAAAACTGGCAATTCTTTGTTTGGGGGCATGTTGACAGCGTCGGCGGGCCAAAAGTTGCCCTCTGAAGGCAAGCGCAGATATACTGATGGCTGTCTAAAATATTGTTTTAGAGGGTTAGCAGTTTGGGGCATAATTCACCTATAAATATACCTATACTTATAGGTAGAAATCATGGCAGAAGATATTTCCGGAACAGCGCGAGAACTTGCCGACGCAATGCTGCAGGTGCAGCGGGACATTGAACGGTACGGCAAGGTCCAGGCCGAAACCGCCGATCGCTTGACTGATGCGCAGATGAAATCCAAGTACGGAATTGAAAATTTCACCAAGGGCATGGGCAAAGCCACTGATGCAGTGGGAAGTTTGGCAGCAGCTGGCATAGAAGCCGGCAAGGCCATGTACGAAGGCAAGAAGGGTGCTGCGGCTTTCAACAGTTCTCTTGATCAGTTGAGCTCAGCAGCCACAGCAGCTGGCACTGCTCTTGCCTTGCTGATCCCAGGCGGATTTATAGTAAAAGGATTAGTTGCTGGGTTGACCATGGCAACCACAGCAGCCATTGCTTACACCAAAGCAGCCAATGACATGGCCGACAAGCTGTACACAGGGTACAGCAAACTACAAGAATCAGGTGCCGCAGCTGCCGATGGCATGACCGGCGTATTCAACGATGCCAAGAAGCTGGGCCTGAGCATGAACCAGCTGGACAGCATGATAGGCTTGGTCGCTAACAACAGTCAAGAACTAGCATTAATGTCAGGATCTGTAGCTGAAGGACGCAAGAAGTTTGCTGAAGTAGGGGAAGCTCTTGAAGATTCAAGAGCTGCCTTCTTCAAGATGGGTATAAGTCAAGAAGCGCAGAATGAAGGCTTGATGCGCTATACTAGAAATATGACTCTGGCTGGTCGTGCGCAAAACATGACCACCAAAGAGTTAGAGGCTGGTGCTAAGGCGTACATTTACGAACAAGACAAACTGACCAAACTCACAGGCATGAGCGCACAAAAGCAACAGGCTTTGCTGGACCGTGCTAGAGAAAATGAACAGTTCAATGCCAAACTGCGTATGCTTGAACTCAAAGGCGATGCAGAAAGTCTAGCAGCCGCAGAGAGATTAAAACAAGGTTTGCAAGTAGCAGCCATGGCCGGAGATGAATCTGCTGAAGCATTCATGGCCAGTGTCAACGGTAATTTGAGAAATCAAGCCGCACAAAAAGCCAATCTCAGCACATTTGGTGAAATGGGAAGATATGCTAGAGATCTAGAAGCAGGGACAACTACGGCAACCAAAGGCTTTGAAAAAGTTGCCAGGGCCGGTGCTGATTATGAGCGAGGGATTGGTGTGCAACGCAGTGCATTGGAAGCAGGCGCTGAAACACAGTTCAAAACTTCTACCATGCAGAGATTGGCTCTAATTGATCAAATGGGTATTGATGAAGCTCGCAAGAAAATCGAAGCTGACCAACTGAAACAGCAAGAAGGCCAAGGCGATGCCATCACTGATCAGTATGGCAACATGATCAAGAAGCAGCAGGATATAAACAAAAAGCTTGAAACGGATGTGTTTAAAGGCATTCCCAATGCACTGGCCAACATGAACAGATTGGCTGATGTTACTGATACACTAGCAGATGCTTTTAGTTCTCTAACCACTGGCCTTAATAAACTTTTGAACCTACTTGGGCTAGGCGAAAAAAGAAAAGCAAGCAAAGAAGAAAAAGATGCTTTGACTGAATTTGATAAAGCCAAGCTTGGGTATGAAAAAGCCTTTGAGGGAGCTACTTTTACTCAGAAGATTCTAGGTAAAGATCTAACTGATACTCAGAAAGAAGCCAAAGCAACATTTGATGCGGCCAAAAAGCATCGTAATTTAATTGAACAACAAATTATCGATCAGCAATCTGGTGCTGGGTACACAGAACCTCCTGCTACGTCCAGCGCGGCAACAGCGGGTGCAACAACAGCAGCTCCGGCTGCGGGAGCGTCAGGCGCCAAATCAGCTGCTCCAGCCGCCAGTAATCCAACTAATACTAGATCAGCAGCCGGCGCCACAGATGGACAAGGCGCAGTAAAAACTGGGTCTAACAACATTCAACCACCCAAGAAAACTGCGTCTAGAGGTCGTGGTGGTAATATGAGTGAAGAAGACATCAAGCAGATGATTATTGCTCACGAAGGTAAACGGTATGAGCCATACAAAGACAGTTTGGGATTGTGGACGGTGGGAATAGGTCACCTAATAGGTGACGGAAAAACATTACCACCAGAATGGGATCGCAAATTCAGTGAAGAAGAAATCATGAAGTTGTTTGATGAGGATTATAAGCATCACAGACTGGCCGCACAACGCATTCCGGGATTTGATAAAATTGGTACATTGGGACAAGGTGCATTGACTGATTTGACTTTTAATATGGGACCAAGTTGGATTGAAAAGTGGCCTAAACTAAAAGAACAATTGGCTAGTTTAGATCTTGAAGGTGCTGCATCTAATCTGGAAAGTAGCAAATGGTATGCACAGGTAAAATCTCGAGGACCTACAATAGTAGACCTGGTGAAAAATTCTACAGTTACAGCCGAAGAAGGTGGTGTGTTTAGCGGTCCAGATGCAGGATATCCCATCATAGCACACGGAGACGAAGCAGTGGTTCCGTTGAACAACGGTGGAGGAAACTTTGTCAAGGTATTTGAAGACATGGCCATGATGATGAGCAAACAAGTGGGTGCAATTGACGAACTGATTAGAGTTGCCAAGAACGGCAATGACATACAAACCAAGATCCTGCGTATACAATCCTAATCCCGGTAAATAAACAACTATGGCAGACAAACAACAAGGCTGGCGCAAGTACTTCAAGGTAGCAGACACTTCGGGAGTGCAGAGTCCAATATCGGGCACAAATCAATTTGGTCTGCCGGGGTATGCCCGCAACGATGGCAACAACGCAAGTGTGCAAGCGGATTTTGTGTTTCGTAACTATGCGTCAAGACTGCCCGAAGTTTATTCGGGTCACCCCAATCGAATTGAGCGGTACAATCAGTACGAAAACATGGACATGGACTCAGAAGTCAATGCCTGTTTGGATATCATTGCTGAATTCTCCACACAGATGTCGGAAACCAACGGCACACCGTTTGATGTAAAGTACAACGACAAACCCACTGATCACGAAATTTCAATCATCAAAAAGCAGATGCAGCAGTGGGTCAAGATCAACAAGCTGGACCAGCGCATATTCAAACTGTTCCGCAACACCATCAAGTACGGTGATCAGGTGTTTGTGCGAGACCCAGAAACATTTGAAATGTACTGGGTGGACATGAGCAAGGTCATGCGCATCATTGTGAACGAGTCAGAAGGCAAACGCCCTGAACAATATGTGATTCGTGACATCAACCCCAATTTCCAGAACATGACTGTGGCAGCAAAAACCACCACAGACTACATGACCAACCCTGTGACTGGCACAATATCTGGCTCAGCAAACTACACCATGCCCAACGGCGGCGTGGGCGGCGGCGTGGGCAACAGTCGGTTCATGCATGCCATGAACGAAGCCACAATCGACGCCAAGCACGTGGTGCATTGCAGCCTGAACGAAGGATTAGACGTATTCTGGCCATTTGGACGCAGTGTGCTGGAGCAGATTTACAAGGTTTACAAACAGAAAGAACTGCTGGAAGACGCCATTCTCATCTATCGTGTGAGCCGTGCGCCCGAGCGTAGAGTGTTTAAAATTGACGTGGGCAACATGCCCAGCCACCTTGCCATGCAGTTTGTGGAACGCATCAAGAACGAAATGCATCAGCGCAGAATCCCCACCATAACAGGTGGCGGGCAAAACATGATGGACAGCAGTTACAATCCACTCAGCATCAACGAAGACTACTTCTTCCCACAAGGTCAAGACGGACGTGGCTCTAGTGTAGATGTGTTACAAGGCGGCCAAAATCTAGGCGAAATTGACGATTTAAAGTATTTCAACAACAAAATGGCACGTGGTCTGCGTGTACCATCAAGTTATTTGCCCACCGGGCCCGACGACTCAGACCGTGCTTTGAGCGATGGAAAAGTAGGCACCGCCCTTATACAAGAGTACAGATTCAACCAGTATTGCGAACGTTTGCAGCAGCTGATTTCACAAAAACTTGACGACGAATTCAAGATGTTCTTGAAGTGGCGTGGGTTCAACATAGACTCGGGTCTGTTTAACTTGACGTTTAATGCGCCACAAAACTTTGCAAGTTATCGCCAGAGCGAACTGGACAACACGCGAATTCAAGCTTTCATGCAGCTAGAACCTTTGCCTTACATGAGCAAACGTTTCATGCTTGAGCGTTTCCTGGGCCTAACTGAAGAAGAGATCAAAGAAAACGAAGACATGTGGCGAGAAGAGCGCGAAGATCCTGAAATCAAAGTTGCTGGCAGTGATCTACGGTCAGTGGGAATCAGCCCTGGCGCCCTAGAAACAGATATTCAAACTGGTGAAGAAATTGCACAAATGGAACCAGCAGCACCAGGCACACCCGAAGTGGGTTCAGCACCAGCTGGTCCTGTGGTACCCGGCGGAGTGGGTGGTGCTGGAGCGCCGCCGGCAGCATAAATATTCATTATGATACTGAATGAATTTTGGCACAAGGATCCTGAAGCCTACCAGGATCTAGCACAAGACAACAGCCAAACACAACTGGGCGATCTGCGCAAAACGCATCTAACTCTACGTCAGTTAAACAAACTGCGCAGAATGAATGATGTGCGCACAGTTGAATACAAAGAAAAACTCAAATTGGTGCGTCAACAATACGCACCGCCACCAGCAGCACCGGCGATGTAATTTATCGCCATTTTGACCCCATAAACCGCTAGTTTTTCCCCTCCTGTGTAAATAACAGCACACTTTACTTACAGGAGTTTCCCTATGAACAGATTTGAACAATTGATCGAATACGTGATCAATGATGAAGACGCAAAAGCTCGCGAACTTTTCCATGACATCGTTGTGGCCAAGAGCCGTGAGATTTATGAAAATTTGATGCAAGAAGAATCTGACCTTGAAGAAGGTCTTGAAGAAGCTGAAGATCTTGAAGAAGCTGAAGATCTTGAAGAAGCAGATGACATCGAAGAAGGCGCCATGGACATGGACGCTGCTGACAGCCTAATTGACAACATCGAAGCTGACGAAACCAGCATGAGCATGGAAGGCGAAGGCGACGACGCTGAGTTTGATGACAAAGCTGAAAAAGCCGGTCATGATCTTACTCGCGATATTGAAGATGCGCACGACAGCAATGAACCTGCCACCAAAGATGACATCATGAATCTTGAAGACAAATTGGACCAGTTGATGGCTGAATTTGAAGACTTGATGACCGACAAGGAAGGCGACGGCGACGGTTTTGGTCCCAAAGAAGGCGGCGACGCCATTGAGATGGACGACACAGGCGAAATGATGGAAGCAATTTCATTAAAAGCAGCCCCAAAGCCAGTGACTTCTGAAGAAGGCGGCGTCAACAAGAAGTCTAGTGTAGCCGCTAATGCTGGCGCAAAAGGCCCAATTGGCAACACAGTCAAGCCAGTGCACGCTGGTGGCGAAGGCGGCGGCAGACACGATGCTCCCGGTGTTTACAGCAATCAAACCAAGGACTTGATCGGCGACTTCCAGAACAAAGCTGGGGCCAGCATGAAAGATCAAAAGCCTGCTACCAAGCCACACCTGGCACAAGCAACAGGCGTTAACACAAAGAGCCCAGTGGCCCGCGGTTAATCCATGAAAACGCTTAGAGAACAACTTACCTTTAATCAGGCCAACATCCAGGTGCTAGAGGAATCTGCACCGGATGGCCACGGTAAGAACCTCTACTTAAAAGGCATTTGCATTGAAGGCAACAAGCGCAATGCAAATGACCGCGTCTATCCGCTGCATGAAATCAGCAAAGCGGTAAACACTATTAATCAACAGATTAAAGAAGGTAACTCGGTGTTAGGTGAAGTGGATCATCCTGATGATCTGAAGATTAACTTAGACCGTGTTTGCCACAGTGTTGAAGGCATGTGGATGGATGGCGACGCTGGCTGTGGCAAACTAAAGATTTTACCAACCCCCATGGGCGAGTTGATCAAGACGTTGTTGACATCCGGTGTCAAGTTAGGAGTTTCAAGTCGTGGCAGCGGCAACGTTGACGACAGAACAGGACATGTAAGTGACTTTGAAATCGTCACTATAGATGTGGTTGCTCAACCCAGCGCACCAAATGCGTATCCAAAGGCAATTTATGAAAGTATGATGAATATGAAGTACGGTCATAGATTGTTAGAGATCGCAAAGGAAGCGGGCGAAGACAACAAAGTGCAAAAGTATCTCAAAAGTGAAGTTGTAAAACTCATTCGAGAACTTAAGATCTAAGGAGAATCTACTAATGTTAGATGCAATCAAACCATTGTTAGATAGCAACCTGATCACCGAGGAAACTCGTCAAGAGATCAATGA